TGCTACAGTATCACAATCAAATTCAACAGGGTCAGCTACAAACTCACATGTTTCTTCTGTAACAGTAGATACATATGGTCGTGTAACTGGTGTAACAACTTCACCAATTAATGTAGCAACATCTTCTCAACAAGGTGTGGCAACATTTAATACAGCATCGTTTGCTGTAACAAATGGAGATGTTACTATCAAGGCTGCTGGAGTTTCTAACACTCAGCTTGCAAACTCAAGCGTAACTGTTGGTACAACAGCAATAGCACTTGGAGCTTCTTCAACCACACTTGCTGGACTTACATCTGTAACTTCAACAGGGTTTACTGGTGCTTTTACAGGTAACGTAACTGGTAATGCTGATACTGCAACCAAGCTTGCAACAGCACGTAATATTAACGGTGTAGCATTTGATGGTTCTGCAGCAATTACTGTAAAAGCATCTACCACAAACGCCCTTACAATTGGAACGGGACTTTCAGGATCATCATTTGATGGTTCAGGTGCAGTAACAATTGCTATAGATTCAACAGTAGCTACATTAACTGGAACACAGACTCTTACAAATAAAACTCTTACATCTCCAATAATTGGAACAATTGTTAATACAGGAACACTTACACTTCCAACATCAACAGATACACTTATTGGTAAGGCTACAACAGATACCCTTACAAACAAGACATTTGATACAGCTGGAACAGGTAACGTATTTAAGATTGCTGGAACTCAAATTTCAGCTAACACAGGTACAGGATCAAACGTTCTTGCTACCAGTCCATCTGTAACTGGTCTTTCAACAGATACTCTTACAACAACTGGTAACGTAACAGTTGGTGGTAACTTGACAGTTAATGGTACAACAACCACAATTAACTCAACAACTCTTAATACAACAGAGCAGGTTCTTGTTATCTCTAATGCAGCCACCCCAACAGATGTAACCGCAAACGGTGCGGGAATTACAATTAAGGGTACTACAGACAAGACAATCAAGTGGTACTCATCAACAGGTGCTGTAACATTCTCTGAAAACGTAGATCTTGCTTCAGGTAAGACATACAAGATTAATGGAACAGATGTCCTAACATCAACAGCAGTTCTTGGTGTAACTGTAACAAATATTGCCACAATAACTGGATCTCAAACACTTACAAATAAGACTTTGACTACCCCAGTATTAAATGGTCCATCAGTTAACTCTGCTGGTATTACATTCTCAGATTCAACAGTACAAACAGTTGCTGGTGTACCATCTATAACATCAATAGATAATACAACTTTTGCAACAGGTACCGTAAGCCTTGCAACTGGTCTTAAAGATTATATGGTTAAGGTTGGAGCAAGCGTAACCATAACATTACAACAGGATTCAGCAGCAACATATCCAGTAGGATCATCTATTGATTTCTATGCAAATGGAACTGGAGCAGCTTTTGCAGCAGGAACTGGAGTAACAATAATCAATACCCCAGGATTAAAGTTTAGAGCAGTTGGATCAGTTGCAACTGCAATGAAGGTAGCAGCAAATACATGGTTGGTCTTCGGAGACCTTTCAGCGTAATTAAAATAAGGAGAAAATATAAATGTCAAAACAAGCAGGTAGATACTCAGAATCGGCAAATGATTTCTTGCAACCACTAGCTGTAACTTCACTTACAGCAACAGATGTAGGAACAAACAGACCGTACTCAGCAACAGCAAATACAACATCAGCAGCTTCTGCAGCGGGAACAGGTGGAGCAGTAAATCTTTCTTGGACATTGCCTGCAAATTCTCCAGCAGCGACTTCTTATACTATTACGAGTACTCCTGCAACGTACACCGTTAGTACTGGTTCCTCTACTCCTTCTTATACATTTGAAGGACTTGCTTCTAATACTTCTTATACATTTACAGTAGTTGCAACTAATGCAGTAGGTAGCTCAGATGCAACTACTTCTTCATCAGTAACTGTAACAACAGTTCCAAATGCTCCACAAAGTCCATCTGCTACAGCTCAAGTTTTATATGATACTATTGATTGGACAGATGGACAAAACGGCGGTCAAGCAATAACCAGTTACACCATAACATCAAGTGCAAATGGTTCTCAAACTGGAATTACTTCACATCCTTATAATTTTACAGAATCTGCAGGGGCACAAGATTATTATGTTGTATATGCACTAAATGCTAATGGAACTTCAGCAGCATCAGCACAAACAGGAACAGTAACAACACAAGCCCCATTCTTTCCTCCATTCTTTCCACCAGGGTTCTTTTCTCCACCAGGGTTCTTTGCCCCTCCAGGGTTTTTTCACCCACCAGGGTTCTTTGCTCCTCCAGGGTTTTTTCACCCACCAGGGTTCTTTTCGCCACCAAGATTTGGTACATCTTCAATTAGATTTAAAGAAGATGTTGTCGAGATTATAAATATTAGTATATAATATAATTTAAATGATAAATATTAATTTTAAAGAAGTTATAAAAAAACTTCGTCCAGTGACATGGATTTATAAAAACGATGAATCTAGAAAAAGATATATTGGATACATAGCTGAAGAATTATTTGAAGAAGAAGCATTTAAATATGTTGTTTCTTTAGATGAGGACGGGATTCCAAATGGAATTAGCTATGAGTCATTATCTATATATGCTTTAGAAGGTTTAAAAACAGCATATGCTGAAATAGAAAATTTAAGTAATAGGATTTCTTATCTAGAATCCAAATTGGATGAAAAGAGCAATTAAATTAAAATATTAATTTCCGTATCAAATTATTGCGATCCAGAATACGAAATGACAATAAGGTCTTTATGGGATAACGCTGGAATGAAAGAAAATCTTATATTTTCTTTAGTTTCAGAAGATTTTAAAGAATATGATTTTTCTTATATTCCAAGTAATCAATTATATTACAAACATTTTCCCCTAACAGAACATAGTCTTGAATATAGGGGCGGGGTATGCTGGTCTAGAAATCTTGCGACACAAGTTCCAGTAGATTATGATTATTATGTACAATTTGATTCTCATACATTAGCAGTAAAAGACTGGGATATTATGGCTTTGTCAGCTTATGAAAATTTAAAACATGTTTGGGATAAAATTATTATTTCTGGACACCCAGCAGATTATGAATATCTTCCAGATGGAACTATTAATTTTTATCAATTCCCACTTACTCCAACCTATGTAGAAAATTTAGAAGGCCTTGTTCCTGGTTATACTTTTCCAAAATATAATTCAGTTCCACTTAAAGAATATAAAGAGTCTGCTTGGATAACTGGTTGTTATATATTTGCTCCAAAAGCTTGGGTAGATGAAATAGGTATAGAAAAGCAATGGTCATTTAACGTTGAAGAATTTATGATGACTATAAAAAGTTTTAATTTTGGATGGAAAGTTTTAAGCTATGGACAAAGACACGTATTCCATCATTCCTCACATACACTTCCAGATGGATCTATAACTAGAAATAGATTTAGACCATGGGCAGATAGCAGGGCTAATGCTTACTGGCAACATGTTTATAGAGAAACTGATAAATTATCATACTTTATGTCAGAACCTATAGAAGGAATGACTTGGATGGGATTGTATAACTTTTTTGATGTTAATAAATTAGATAGAAAATATTTAGAATATATTCCTGATTACCATCAATATGGAAAATCAATAAAAAGACAAAATCTTGGGATGCCCCCAAGAAATTAAACATGATATACTAACATACATAGTAGATAGGAAAACTATGAACAACTATGACAGTTCATACCCATTACAACCCAACTGGTCAGCACAAGAACAGCTATTTAACGGAGTTTGGGTTTATAGAAATATATTCAAAAAAGATATAAATATTATAGATAGATTAAATCAAATTGGTCAGCAAGCAAATGTTGATAACGATTCTAGATATGAATGGACTTTTGGTTTTGTTGGATATGCAGATAAAAGACCAGAATATAGAGACTGTGAAGATATAAAAATTGGTCAAATAGATTATCCAAGAAATCAAACAGAACAATATGTTGGCGATCTTTGGAAAGACTTAAGGTCAATACAAAATCCAGCAGTGCAAGATTATTGCAGCAGATATTCATTAAGAATGAATTATTGGGAAGTAATGAATTGTATTAAATACGGACCAGGACAACACTTTCAAGAACACGCTGATCATGGATTTTCTTATAGTGCTACAGTTTCTTTAGTTGGTTATCCTAATGATGATTATACTGGAGGAGGACTATATTTTCCTAAATTAGGTTTAGATATAAAGCCTACAGCAGGAGATTTATATATATTTCCATCAACCTATCTATTTTCGCATGTAGCTAAACCAGTTGAATCTGGAACAAAATATTCTATAGTTACAATGCTAGATTACAATGATCATGCTCATAATCAAGAATTTATGCAAATGCGAGAAAAATGGGTTAGAAATGAACAGCATAAAAGCTTTTAAAGTAAGAGGAGAAGGATACGGCATTCTTTCTCAACTTTCAGTTAAAAGAGACTGGATGGATAATACTTGGGAAGCACATGCTTATAAATGTTTTCCAGTAAGTTTAACTAATCAATTAGGATGGGGAATTTCATTTCCTGAAGATATTACTTTTATCTGGGATGGCATTTCAGATTCTTCTCCAGATCATGTTAAGATTCTTAAAGGGGAAAAGTATGCTTATTCTGGACGGGCTAACGCTACAATAAGTTTTAATACAGGAATTAGGTTTGTTACAAATTCTGACATTTCATTACTGCAAATGCCAGTTCCAAACTACCCAAGAGATGGGGTTTCTCCTTTTACTACTTTAATAAGTACATCTTTTTTTCAAGGAGAGATTCCAGTAGCTTGGCAAATAACTAAACCAAATGTTGAAATTACAGTAAAAGCCAATACTCCCATTATATCTATTTTGCCAATTAATTTAAGTGAATTACAAAATTCAGAAGTTGTTTTTGAAGATATTTTAACAATGAAACATTTTATAGAAAATCCAGAAGAGTACGGTAACCTTGTTTATGAAATTAATAGAACTGGAAAATGGACTAATTTTTATAGAGATGCCGTTGATCATAAAGGAAATAAACTTGGAGAGCATCAAGTAAAAACAATTAAATTGCACGTTAAAGAGTAAATCTTGTTTTTTTTTATAAATATGGTAAAATTAATATATAGTCGAAAGTAGATAACCTAATGGTTGAAAATAACTGGAATAAAAACGAAATACCGCAATCAATAACTCCTTCTGGATTTTTTGGCAATTCTTCTGATAATATTGTTGAATTAGAAAATTTTATAACAGAATACGAGCAAAATAAACTTATGACATTTGCATTAAATAATAAAATTTGGGACGAGACAGAAACACACGTAGATAAAGACGGACTAGTGTTATATGATGCCAATATTTGGAAAGATAGAGTTTGTACATACAATTCTTTAATGGCTTCCGACCCATCAATCCTAGAATTAATTTATGATATGATTCGCAGATTAAAAATCGAAGTAGACAAATTTTTTAATGTAGATGTTAAAGAAACTGGACCAGCTATAGTTAGATGGCCTATAGGTTCAAGACAAGAACCACATGCAGATAAAGAATTTTGGGTGGGTGAAGAAATGGGAAGACCAAATGATTTTCCTTGGTATGATATAGCTGGATTGTTTTATTTTAATGATGATTACGAAGGAGGGGAACTATACTTTCCCCAACACGGTATAGAGTTTAAGCCAAAAGCAAGGGCAGCTTATTTTTTTCCAGGAGATAGATATTATGCTCATGGAGTAAGACCTATAAAATCTGGTAATAGATTTACATCTCCATTTTTTTGGACAATTAAAAAACATACTGGAGAAAAACAACCTCCAGTAGGATATATTGGTGGATTTGAAAATCCAGAATATAAAAAACTATTTGAGGGTGAATAAGATGAGTCAAATAAATTTAAGAACTGATATTAATAATCTGGATTGGATAGAGCTTTATCCTAATGTAATTGTTTATCAAAACATGTTAAATAATCCAGAAGAAGCTTATAAAATTATGATGAATTCAGAGCAATCTGCTGAAGGAAAATATTTTTTTAAAAAATGGGATCTTTGGGCTAGTTTTGGAACCTACACACAAGCAAAATTTGGAGAAGATCTAAATGATGCACAATTAGGTTCAGAGTTTGATCAAGAAAAAAATCTTTTTGATGAGATAGCGATAGCTTATGATAAAGCTATTTCTCATTATTTTCAACATACTGGAATAGATATTCCAGAAAAAGCAAGATATAGTGGTCAATCTTGGTGTAAATATTTTAATAAAATTGATACTTTAAAGAATAAAATGACAATGCAATATCACACAGATTATATTGTTTCTGAAAGAGATATGCCAGGTGAAAAGTTTCATACAACTTGTACTTTTTATATAAATGATAATTACAATGGTGGGAATCTTGAGTTTTATATTAATGGTACTATAGTAAATCATAAACCAAAAGCTGGAGACCTTGTAATATTCCCATCAACACAACCATATTTTCATGGAGTAAAAACCATTCCAGATGGTAATAAGTTTTTTATTAGAAACTTTGTAATGTCTGATTATGAAGGATCAAAAGAATGGTTAGATAATCAAAAAAAGTTTGGTGCCTATAGATGGGCAAAAAAAGAATTTGAAAGAATAGATTACGAAAATCCAAGAAATATGATGTATCTGCAAAATGGAAAAATTATTTCTTATGATGATCTCATGAAAATCAATGAAAAAGAAGGTCAAAATGAAGTATGATGCAGTATCTGAAGACATTCATATTTATAAAAATTTTTTAACAGAAGATGAATCTAAAAAAACTTTAGATGTAATTTTAGAGTATGCTGAAAGATTTCCAGATTACTGGAAAGGGATTTCTTTTTATGAATCATATTCAGCTGGGTACCCTGAAGTGGGAGACCCCATTTTTAAAAAATATAGCTTGCCAGATGATTGGTTTGAAATACTTATAGATAGATTTAAAGAAGCAGCCTCTATAGTTGCTGGAGTAGATAAAGACAAAATGTCAAGAATAAGTTTTCATGTACAAAGATGGCTTCCAGGGGCATATGCTCCATTGCATTCAGATAATTCGAGTAACGAAGGCGTTATGGGTGCATTTACTAGAAGTAGGTATGCTGGATTTATGTATTTAAATGATGATTTTGAAGGCGGTTTGTTAAAATTTCAAGCAGAGCATGGAAAAAATAATATAGAATTAAAACCAGAAGCAGGAATGTTTGCGATCTTTCATGGTGGACATAAAAATATGCATGAAGTTTCTATTGTTAAACATGGAACTAGATACACTTTAGGTTCATTTTGGGATGATAGAGAAGAATCAGATTACCCCCAAGAATTACGTGATGAATGGGCTAAAGAACTTGCTGAAGTTAGAGCTATGCAAAAAGAACAACAAAAAGATTGGCAAGAAGTAAGGAAAAAGGGTAAAAGACTTTCTCCTTATGGAGAAGAATATAAAGCTGAGGAAGTAGAATAATGCAGTCATCTAATGCTAATATTATAAATGAAAAAAAACAATATATAATGTTTAATCTTATTATGTTACATCCAAATATTTGGTACTGGGAAAATGTAATAAGTTCTCCAAAAGAATTAGTTGATTTTATCAATGAAGTGGATTCTGACAAAAGATCTTATGATGCAATATCTTCTTGGAGCCCATGGACCGCAAGCGATGACAAAAATCTTGTTTATGGATCCGTCAAAACAATTAACAATCAATATAATAAAATTAATACTGGAGACAATAGATTAGATCAAAAAACATTATATATAATAAATAGTTTAAAAATGGCTATTGAAATGTGCTCTGAAAGATATATTTTAGGACACAAATTAGATGTTAATAAATATAATTTAGATCAAAGAATGCTTTCTATTAAAAGATGGAATGAGGGACAAAGCATGGGTCCTCATTTTGATGGGCAAGACGGACATTCTGATTTAGGTTTTTCTTTAGTAACTTACCTAAATGATGACTACGAAGGTGGAGAAATACATTTTAAAGATCATAACATTACAGTTAAACCAAAAGCTGGAAGTTTAATAATGTTCCCATCTCAGATGCCGTTTGTACATGAAGTATTACCAATAACAAAAGGTACCAGATATATGATGCCAACTTCTGTTTTAACCTTGCCGTAATTAATGGTATAATCTATTTAGAATTGAGGAAAATATTATGTTTTTTGATAGACCAGATTGTATAACTCTTTCTAGCTATATAGATGCTTATGGAACCCCTAGTGGAGTTTTTGTTTTAAAAAACGTAATTGATCCAGAATTAATTAATAAAATAGAACAAGATCTAAAATTAATAGAAGAAAAATCTTTAAAGAATACAAGTGGATTGATAAACTGGTATGTTGATAAAACAGTTGATCCTTTTGTAGATACTATGTACATATGGGAAAAGATGAGTGAAATACTTTCCCCTACACATGTCCTACACCCACAAGCAGGTTTACTGAAAGTAAAACCAGGTGATGATGGTATGTTTATTCACGCAGACAGCCCAGGTAAAGGACAATGCCATCTTCTTTCACAAAGAGATACATGGTCAACATGTTGCCTTTTGGATTATGGGGTAGTTACATATTTAGGAGATTGGGAAGGTGGAGAGGTCTTTTATCCAAATATTAATCCAGATGGAACAATAAAAGATCATCTTAAAGACGGTCCAGAATGCTTAGAATATAAACCTGAAAGAGGAGACATTATTATTCATTCCGCATTTGATCCTTATTCACATGGAGTTAGAGAAGTAACATCTGGAATTAGATATGCTTTTTCAAATTTTTCTCTTAAAGCAATTGATAATCCTGGAACATTTTATAATTATGGAACTTCAGAATATTTTGAACAAATAGGTAAAAACGTACAGGAAAAATCAGTAACTGATGAACAATTAAAAAATTGGCTACAGCCTTTAAAGATAAACCCGCAATTTACCGAAGAAGCAATATTAAAAATGCAACAATCTGGACTTGAAGGTGAAGATCTAGCTAAAACATTCTTTGCAGACATGAAAGAATAAACAATTGAAATCAATAGAAGAAGTAGCAATTGGCATATATAAAATAGATAATTTTATATCAAAAGATGCTTGTGTTTTTTTAAAAAAATATTTAAATCAAGATTTATATGAAAGTCCAAGATATAATATTTATGGATCTCTTGGGTCGGAATATCCAAAATATTTAGAAATGATAGGTAATTATAAAGAAGACCCTGATTATAATATTGCAATTGATTTGTTTAATTCTATAATTTTGTCTTTTAGTAGTCCAGTTTCTTTTATGTTTAAAGAAGATCATATATTAAAACAAACTTACTATAGCGTCATGAAAAATGATAGCGAAAATGAAATTCATTTAGATAATTATTATTATGACGAATCTGGAGCCCTACAAATAAAAGATGGCTACTCACAAGATAAATCGGCAATGTTATATTTAACCGATGACTACGAAGGTGGAGAGTTATATTTTCCAAATCAAGATTTTTCAATTAAGCCAAAAGCAGGAACTATGATTTTCTTTGAAGGGGATCACAATAAACCTCATGGAGTAAAAAAAGTAATTTCTGGGGAAAGATGTAATATAATTACTTTTTTTGAACCTAGGAGTTTAAATGGATAATAAAACAAGAATACTTATTGACGGAAATGAAGTAGAAGAATTTGAGCAGGCTGTAGACTTAACCATACATACAAAATGTCCAGAAAAATGGTTGCTTATAGACCTAGAAACAGGACAGGAATATGTTGGTTCAGATAAGCCAAATTTATATGGAAAATGGAAAAGAATTAAAGATGCTATTAAAAAAGATAATCTGTAAGGTTAAGGGACACACGCTTAAATTAGCGGGATCTTGTCCATTTACCCAAAGAACATATGATTATTGTCAAAGATGTGACAAATTATTCCTTAAAGTGGAATAACTCAGTACAAAATATTCGTATTAAATTAATAGAATGGTAAAATAAGTTATTATGAGAGTAACTCCAGTTGAAGAAGTAAATTATGGCACCTATTTATGGGAAATGCCTAACGGTAGCCTTGTTGCTGACGAAGAAGGTAATTATATGTGCATTTACGCCATCAAAGGAGATATTAATAAAATTAAAGAATTAAAAGACTTTGCAAAATCTCATGGAATTGAAGAAGGAAAGCCTATTTGGTTTTCTGGACACCGACCAGTCTCCCAAGAAGAATACGAAAATCAAAAGCAAAGAATGGAATGGGGTCTTGTTGCAGATGAATGGGATATCCCAGCATTAAAAGAAGATCTACAACAAAAGAAAAAGATGGGAATCATATGATAAACCATACAGCTGATGTAGCAGATGATGATTTTGAAAAAAGCACAACTATCGAAATTGAAGGTGCTGCTTTAGGCACCTCCCCAAGACAATTACAAGAATCAGATTTTGATGACCCATTTTTAGGAAAAGCTGATGAATTATTAAAGCTTGAAGGTCTTAATCAAAATTTTAAAAGAAATGCATCACGTAAGTTACAAAAAGCTTATACGGGTTTAGATGATGCAAAGTCTAAAAAACTTGATCCACTTGATTTAACTGGATACTCTTTATTTCAAATCGTACAACCCCCATACAATGTGATGTACCTTGCACAGCTATACGACTTATCCCCATACCATCATGCTGCCGTAGATTCTAAAGTCGCAAATGTAGTGGGATTGGGATATAAATTTGAAGAGAACCAAAAAACTTTGGATAAATTGGAAGATGTTTCTGAAGACGAAACAAAACTAGAAAAAGTTCGTCGTAAAATATCTCGTGCAAAGGTAATGATGCGGGATAAGATCGAAAGTCTGAATTCAGATGATACTTTTGAAGAAATGATGAAAAAGGTTTATAGGGATCTAGAAGTTACTGGAAATGGCTATCTTGAAGTAGGTAGAACATCTTCTGGAACAATTGGTTACATTGGTCATATACCAGCCATTACAATGCGTATAAGACGCCATAGAGACGGTTTTGTACAAGTTGTATACAATCGCTATACCTATTTTAGAAACTTTGGCGATACGACCACACAGGACCAAATAGGTACAGATCCTCGTCCTAACGAAGTCATTCATTTTAAGAAGTATTCTCCAACAAATACTTATTATGGAATTCCAGATATTATGTCAGCTTCTAAAGCAGTTGCTGGAGATGAATTTGCAGCTCGTTATAACTTAGATTATTTTGAAAATAAAGCAGTTCCAAGATATATTATCGTATCAAAGGGTGCACGTCTAAATGCAGATTCCGAAAGAAAACTTTTGGAATTTTTTCAAATTGGTTTAAAGGGTCGTAATCACAGAACACTTTATATCCCTCTTCCATCTGATGGTGAAAACTCACGTATTGATTTTGAAATGAAGCCAGTAGAGGCGGGAATTCAAGATTCATCCTTCCAAAATTACTCTGTAGAAAATAGAGACCGTATATTAATTGCACATAGAACCCCATTATCTAAAATTGGACATGGAGTTCCTAGTCCATTAGATGATAAAATTTATAAAGAACAGGTTTCCAGACCTATGCAAGATGTTCTTGAAATGCAAGTTAATAAAATTGTTAAAGAATTTACAGACATGTTTAATTTTAGATTTGAAGAACTTACACTTACAGATGAGCTATCTCAAGCTCAAATTGATCAAATTTATCTAACAACTCAGGTTGTAAAGCCTAATGAAGTGAGAATGCGTATGGGATTAAATCCTATTGATTCTGGAGAAGAAGTCTTTGATCCCGCAGCAAAAGCTGCTGAAATTCAGGCACAAACTATGCAGTCTAGAGCCAGAGATAAAACCAGAAATGCTGCCCCAGAAGAAGCAGTAAGTGGTCGGGCTCGAAAAGGGGAAGGTAGAAAAGTACAATAATATACCACAAATATTTTGCGTTTGTGTGATATGTTGATATTATTTAACTTAGAATGAACATTAAAAAAGTACAATGGAATAATAGCGAATCAAGAATCAATTTGTCCTTTCCGATTGCGAAAGTAAACAAAGAGAAAAGAACTGTCGCTGGCTTTGCAACATTAGATAATATTGATCGTCATGGTGATATTGTAGCATCAGATGCATCAGAAAAGGCATTCCAAAGATTCCGTGGTAACTTACGTGAAATGCACCAACCAATTGCAATTGGCAAGGTGCTTTCTTTTTCTCCAGAAGATTATTATGATAAAGAATCTGGAAAAACATATAAAGGTATTTATGTAAATGCTTATGTATCAAAAGGTGCACAAGATACATGGGAAAAAGTTTTAGATGGCACACTAACAGGATTTTCAATTGGCGGAAACATTGTTCAATCTTCAATGGAGCCAGGAGATAAAGAAGACCGTCGTGTAATTAAAGAATATGAATTAATGGAACTTTCTCTTGTTGATACTCCTGCAAATCCATTAGCAAATATTTTTTCTATTCAAAAAAATGCAGATGGTACAACAATTATTAAAGGTATGGCAGCAGATACATCTGTTGAAAATGTTTTTTGGTGCAAAACAGATAAGATTGCATCATCTACTTCAGAAGTTTCTAAAGATTGTGTTATTTGTGGAGTAGGTATGGAAAGTGTTGGATGGATTGAAAGTTCAGAAACAGAAAAAGGTTTAGCAATTAGTAAAATTGTTGATTCTTATCTTAAGAAAGATGATGCTCCAGGCCCAGATCACTCAGCAACAACACAAGACGGAGATGCTGGAACAATTGATTCCAAAGCAACAATTAATTTATATCCTGATCAAAATAAAGCTAAGAAAAAGCTAAGAGAAAAAATAAAGAAGTCTGAATCTGGAAACGATTCAGAATATGCTAACGAAGGAGGTAATAAAATGGCAGACGAAACAAATAACGATGCAGTTGCAGATGCAATTGAACAAATCGTTGAAGCAGCAGAAGAAGCTATTGATGCAATTGTAGATTCAGCAAACGGATCACAAGATCAAGATGCTCCAGCTGCAGATGCAGCTCCAGCAGCAGATGCTCCAGTTGCACAAGACGCTCCAGCAGCAGATGCACCAGCAGATGCAGCTCCAGCAATCCCAGCAGCTCCAGCAGAAGAAAGCGTAGAGAAGTCCGTCACTAACGCAGAAGCAACAAATCCTTTTGCAAAAATGTTGACTGAAATGCGTGACCTTTTCGGTGATGCATTGACAAAGAATTCTGCAGACGTAGATGTGAAAATACAAAAGTCGGTAGAAACAGTAGAAGCAGCTCGTGCACAATACGAGAATGCAGTTTCTGAAATTAAGAAGGAACTTACTGATCTAACGAATAACATCGCTGATTTCTTCAAGAGATTTGAAGAACTAGAAAAGCGTTTTTCATCATATGAAAACGATACTGCAGTACAGAAGTCCATTGGTGACGTAGACAGCTCATCAAGGGATACCAAGCTCCAAAAGAATTTGGAGTTTAATTGGCAAGGATCCTTCCTCGGAATCCAAAGCTTATAAAAATCGAAAAAAATAAAGGTGGTGAAATAAATAAATGAGCAATGAACTATTACAAAAAGTAATTGATACAACAAATCTTGGAACATCAGGTTCAGATCTATCAGGTGATGGCCGTACCCATTCAGGTACTGGTCTTCTATACCCAGATCAAGCTAACCGTTTCCTAGATTACATGTGGGATGCAACAATTTTGGCAAAGGCAGCACGTACTATCCGTATGCGTTCCAACACAACTGAAATTGATCGTGTCTCAGTAGGACAACGTCTAATGACTGTTGCAGCAGAAGAGAATCCTCGTGATTATGTTAACGCAAATAACGACCAATTCACAAACGCAGCAGCAACATTCTCTAAGATCTCTTTGACAACTCGCAAGCTTCGTCTTGATTGGGAACTTTCAGCAGAAGCACTAGAGGATAACATCGAAGGTCCAGATCTAGAAGATCATATTGCACGTCTGATGGCAACACAGGCTGGTAATGATATCGAAGATACTCTTATCAACGCTACAGGAAGCGGAAGTGGACTTATGTCTGCATTCGTCGGTTTCCGTGCTAATGCTATCGCAAATGCACACGTCGTAGATGGAAACGCACAAGGTCTAGACAAGGCTGTATTCAACAAGGCAATTAAGACAATGCCTCGTAAGTACAAGCAACGTCGTAATCAACTTCGTTTCTTCACAGGATCAAACCTAGTACAAGATTATCTATATAATCTTACAGCTAATGCTGGTTCTGTAAATCCATGGGATATCGCTTCTGGCGTTATTCGTGGAGATGTGGTTGCAAATGATGGCGGACCTGGTTCAACCACTCCGTTCGCATTTGGTATCCCAGTAATTAACGTACCTCTTATGGATGAAACTCGTGATTCCACAGGTAAGTCATACGGTGATTCAGGTTATGATGCTTCAGGAGGTTTGTTCGGTGATCTTCACTTGACATTCCCACAGAACTTCATCGTTGGTATCAAGCGTGATGTTGTTGTCTATCGTCTCTTCCAACCAAAGAAAGACACAATTGAATATACACTATTCATTCGTGTAGGTTGTGCATTTGAGAACTATGACGCACATGTTATCGTTAAGAATGTTAAGGTTTCAGGTACTGACTTCGGTACTCTTGGATCTGTAACACACGGTTCACTAGTATCTAACGCAGATACTCGTACACGTGGTACATTCTAATATAACCTTTTAAGGTGCAAATAAGCGGGGGATGTTAATCATCTCCCGCTTATATATTTAAAATGGTATAATAGGTATTGACATGAAAGGAATAATAAATGTCATTTGACACACTAAAAACTACTGAATTAAAAAAAGTTGCTGAAACATTCGGTATTGATTTACCAGAAAAGAATACAAAGCAAGCACTGATACTAGCCCTACAAGAAGAGGGTATTACATATGATATGTATGCTAAGTTTAGCGGTGCAGAACAAGTAGAAGTTAAAGATACAGATTTAGACAAGCCAGCTAAAAAGGTAAAGCTAGATAAAGCAAATACTGTTTTAGTAAGAATGGATAGATTGAATCCATCATATAGTACACATGGATACACATTCACACAAGATCATCCATTTATTGCTATGTCTGAAGATGAAGCACAAAGAATTTTTGATACAGAAATAGGATTCCGTCCAGCCACTCCAAGAGAGGCACAGGATTTCTATAATTAATTAGGGGGTAAGTCAGTTGCATCAAATAGTTAGAGGTACAACAGAACTTGCAGAGTTCGAGATATATGTAAATGGGCAACTGGCCAACGCAGATGGTGATGTTGTTGTCTCAGTTACAGATGCTAACTATGGAACCGTAGTAGGAACTGGCGGGACTGCAACAAATGACCCTGCACTAGGTAAATATACATTTGACCTAGATTCATCTTATACAACACTTAATAGAGTACTGAGGTTGCAATGGGATTATACTGTAAATGGAAAAACAGTATCATCTGAAGATTTTTATGAAGTCTTCACTCCATACGCCTCAGTTTCTTCTATAATGGATTATTATAATTTTGGCACAAGGGCACAAGATCTTGATTACAAGAGCGAGCAAGAAATTATTATGGCAGAACGTGTAGCCCGTTATCAAATTGAAGCATATGCTGGGCAATCATTTGGAAGATACTGGGGAGACCAAGAAGTATTCGGATATGATTCAGATGCAATAGAATTAACTCAGCGTATGGTCAATGTAGAAAAATTATATGAAGATGGTATTCTTGTTATTGATTATACACAAGATCCAGTCTATAATTCTTTTGGATATGACGTAGAACTATCAACAACAAACAAAGCATTGCGAATTGTAAAAAATGCTCAAGATGTTATTTATGAAGGTCAATTTGATCCTACAATTCTTTATTATGGACGATTTAGACAATATGCTAGATATAAAGTTTATGGAGAGCTAGGGTGGACTTATGTACCACAAGACGTTAAACATTGTGCAGTTAGATTAGCTGGAAATTTACTTTCCCGTGACGCCCAATGGCGTGAAAGATATTTGAAAAAAGTTGACCTTTCTGAAATTTCATTTGAATTAGCAGACGGAGCATTCAATGGAACTGGCGATGTAATCGTAGATTCAATTCTTGATAATTACAGAAATACAGGGATTGTGATAATCTAATGTTAGATTCGTATATTAGTAGTGTTATGAATATGACTGCTGATGTACTGATTCAGCAAAATGAGCAATCAGAGTCAAGCGGTACTATAACCAGAGAATGGGTTTATGATCGTACAATTAGATGCAAAATAGAACCTTTAAAGTCATCTGGTGGCGGAAATCGTTATGATAATAAAAAATTTGATATTGGTAAGCACAATGAATATGACGAAAAGCTACAATTAAAAATGAAATGTTTAGTCCCATTTTCAAAGCGTTGGAGAATCACTGCAATTAGATCTAGTGATCAAAAGCAGGTTTATACTGAAGTTGATAGATACGATAATCCAGATACTATTTTTGATGTCACTGCATCCCACGCAATATTAGATCCATTTGGCAAAGTATCATATTACGAAGTAACGCTGCAAAGGGTACATGTTCAAAATGATAACAATACAACCAAGTAAAGCAGATATATTAAATATAGAGTCTAAACTAAATGTAAAAATTGACGGGGTAAAAGAATTATCTAGTCCATTAGTACTATCAGAATTAGCCAATGCTATATTTACAATAACTGCAAATGCTTTTGTAAAAGCTATGAATATAGAAGCAAAAGGAAATCCTAAAAAATATCATCATATTTATGAATGGAATAAAGTAGGGCTTTCATCTGGCAGATTATTTTTTTTGTATAAAGAATCTACTAATAATGGTTTATTAGTTATTAAACCTGGTTTTACCAAATCTAAAACCAAGGTTCCAGTTGCACCAGAGCTTTTAATGCCAGGCAAAACAGGTAAAGTTGTAGCATCTAAATATATTTTTAGAGATAAAGCTTTTATTATGGAATCTGGCAAACCTATTATTTATCGTGCATCTAAAAATTTACCTATTCCAGATAATGGCAAAATTAGATTTGTGGCTGCAGGAACTGTAATCAAAAACTATAATCCTGGAGGAAAACAAGTAAAAGGATCGTTTGAAAAGTTTTATAGTTTATGGTTCGCAACAAAGGCAGCCTCAATTATTAATGCGTCTGGAATTACCACGGCTATAGATGCTGAATTGGCTAAAGTTTTAGAACAGAATAATGCGGGGCCTGCTGAGGTAAGAACTGCTATAATTAATCTATTAAAACAATATTCTAGGGGAGCAGAAGTTATATGACAGACTATAAATTAACAGCTTCATCTGAAATAAGAAAGTATCTTTGGGATAATATTAAAGATGCAGAAATTCTTGATGAAAATGATTATTATGCTGATGGGTTTGCATCTGCCTTAACCCCTATAATTCCAACGCAGCAAGTTCCAGAATTCAATAATCTTCTTCCAGGAAGAACTTATTTAATTTATGATTTTGAAGTAAAAACAGTGCCAGTACAATGGTGGATGACAGAAGAATCTATGACCATAACTGTTATTTCTCAAAATTATGAAGTAATCAATCAAATTAACAATTTGATGCATGATTTATTTAGAAGATATGATCAGAGTGCTTCAGATTTAAATGCCTATCTTGATGGCGATACAGATTTCATATATCATCACATAATGATAGATTCAATCATGTCCCCCGAGCCATTTAGCACTGAAGGTGACTACCAGATGGCTAGTACGACCTTTACCTACAACTATTCTCGCAAATTAGACGGGAACGGAAGGTTCTAAATTCGTATTATAGTCCCAATATGTTATTATTGTGTTACGAGGAAGATTTTGTCAAATTTTAAAAACAATAAGGTGGTGAAATAAAAAATGGCAGCAAATGTAAAAAACGTACTTGTAGGTGCAGCACAAATTTTCGTGTCAACAAAAACCAACTCTGATCGCCCAGTAACCGTTCCAGGTGCTGGTGATCTAGCATGGGGAACACAAAAGGCAGCAGGATACCTAGATGCAAGCTCTAAGTGGCGTGATGTTGGTTACACCAACACAGGACTTGAAGTTTCATATGAACCAGGTTATGGTGAAGTTATGGTTGATCAACTTCTAGATGCAGCACGTTTGTTCAAGCAAACAATTAAGGTAATGCTTAAGACTGAACTAACAGAAGGTACACTAGAAAATATCAATCTTGTTTTCGGACAATCAGATCCAATTCTTACTTATAGCGGTTCAACAGGAACCAGCGATACAACATTTACAGCAGCATCAGATACAAACGCAGCAGCAGTAAATGCTAAGCTAAATCTATCAGGTGGTGCTCTAGGAGATGCTCCAGTAGAGCGTTCTATCGTTGCAGTGGGTAATGCCCCAGCAAACCTTGGAACAGAAGCTACTCCAGTAGATGCTTCTACAGTAACAAAGAAAGAGCGTATCTATATCGCACGTCGTGTGGTACAGGTTGAAGTTACATCTCATGGTTTGAAGCGTGATTCTGCAACTGTATTCCCAGTTCAGTTCCGTTGCTTACCTGATGACAACGATGCTTATGATGGTGCAGAATACGGTGTAATTATTGACCGTGTTTACAGCACTCTCTAATACAACTAAATAGTTTAATATAATAAGGTTTCTGCCCCGAAAGGGGCGGGAACTTTATGTTTTTTATATTAAAATTGGTATAATCATACATAGATAACTAAAGGAGAATAAATGCCAACAACAGTATATGAAACGCTTGAAATTAAGCTTTCTAACGGCAACACTATCAGTGTCAAACCATTAACAATTACAAATTTAAAAAAGTTCCTAGCAATCGTCAACAAGCTAAATGATGAATCGGTAAAAACCGAAGAAGATGCTATGGAAATCTTTATTCAAGCTGGCATGGTTTGCATGCAACAATTTTCGCCAGATCTTGCAACAGACAAAGAGTTATTTGAAAACACAATTGAAATTCCAACATTAATGAAAATTCTGGAAGTTGCAGGCGGTCTCAAACTTAACAATGACGACCCAAACTTCCCAGGGGCGAATCTAGCTGGGAATCTCTAGATCTCGCCTCTTTAGAGTCCGAAGCTTTTCTTCTAGGTCAATGGAAGAATTACGAAGAACTTGAATCTTCGTTATCTATTGAAGAGTTGTTATTGACATTGGATGCTATCCGTAAAAAAGATGCAGCAGACAAAAAGTTTTTAGCAGCACTTCAAGGAGTTGATCTAGATGAAAATTCAGAAGAAGATGAAGATATAACCAGTATCAAGGGTTTCAGAGCACAGCAAGAAGGCTTTGGAATTGGCTTAGGTCTAGGTTATGTAGTGGAGGAATAATTGAATAATATTCAATTAAATATTGTTGCGAATGCTCAGTTCCAACAAGTCTATGCAGAAGTAGCTAAATTAAAAGAAGCGATGCTATCGCTTCAAAAAGCTTCTGTTGGTGGACCCTTTACTCCTCAAAACGTAGCAAGTATAAGACAAGCACAAACAGCTTTTGACAATGCTATTCTATCAACTAGAGCATTTAATATTGAATCTGTTGCGATGTCCAGCAATGTTGAGAAGTTTGGAAAATCTTTAGCTTCGGGACAATTAAGTTTAAATCAATATTATAAAATTTGGCGGGATAATGCAAAAGGCACTTCTGCAGAATTAGATGCATTAGCTACATCACAAGCTAGATTAAATAGATCTATAGCAATTGCAGATCCTCTTCGTCCAGGATATGCTAAGTTAGTAACAGATATAAATGGTGTAGTTACAGCAGAAGAAAAAGCTACATTTTATCAACAAGCATTAAACACAGCATTACAGCAAGGATCTACCAAATTAATTGATTTTGGTAAGAACATGCAATGGGCAGGACGACAAATGACTGTAGGTCTTACAGTTCCTATGGCTCTATTCGCAACGGGAGCAGCAAAAGCTTACCTAAGTTTTGACCAACAAATGACTAGTATGTTAAAGGTATACGGATCACATGCTACAGTTCAATCACAACAAACTTTAGATACAATTAGAAAGCAAGTAACTCAGTTAGCTTCTGATATTGCTCATACTTTAGGTATAGCTATGACAGATACAGTTACTATTGCTAAAACATTTTCATCTATTGGTCTTGAAGGCCAAAATCTTATAGATACTACAAAAGCTACAGCAACATTGATGAAGCTTGGTGATTTAGCTGCTACAGATGCTGCTAATTCTATGGTATCTTTGCAAAATGTATTTAAGCTTCAATCAAATCAAATGCAAGATGCAGTTAACTTCTTAAATGCTGCAAAGCACTCGACATCTACAACTATGCAAGATATCATTGATGCTATTCCTAGAGTCGGTCCTATTTTGCAACAAATGGGTGGAACTTATAAAGACTTCGTAACTCTTCTTGTAGGTATGAAAGAATCTGGTATCCCTGCAGCACAAGCAGCTAACGCTATTAAATCTATGTTTGCATCCATTGAAAATCCAACTACTAAAGCAGTAAAACTTTTTGATTCTTTGGGAATTAGTCTTAAAGGAATAGTTACAAATGATCAAAACAACCCACTAAAAATGGTTCAAGATTTACAGGTAGCATTAGACAATCTTCCATCATTAACTAGACAACAAGCTATTGAAAATTTATTTGGTAAATTTCAATTTGCTCGTGTAGAAGCTTTGTTAGGAAACTTAGGAAAAACTGGATCACAAACTCAAAAAGTTCTTGAACTTTATGGACAATCTAATGCACAGTTAGCAGCAGTTGCTAACCAGGAAATAAACATAGCAAGTAATCAAACCCCAGCAGCTCAATTTGCAAAAATGAAGGCAAGCTTGCAAGCAGATCTGATTCCACTTGGACAAACATTTTTAACTGTAGCAACTAAAATAGGTAATGTTATTGATAGAATTGCAAAAGGCTTTAACAGTATTGGTATATTTGGAAAAGCTTTTCTTGCTATTTTTGCGGGAGCTGCCATATTAGGTCCAATAGTTATGCTTGTTGGTTTATTTAGTAACTTAGCAGGACAGGTATTTAAAGGCTTAAATTATATAAGAATGTTTAAGCAAGGCATGGATGCTGCTGGACCATCACAAAATAAATTTGTTGAAGGTATTCACGCAATGCGAAACTTCTATCAAGATCTTGATAAGAGTACAATTGCTGCTCGTAATCAGATGGACCTTATGCCAGAAGCCATTACAAGTAACGCACAAGCATTTGATATTTTAAGTAAAGCAATTAGTGATTTAACACTCCAATTTCAAGCATTGACTGTTGCACAAGCAGAAGCAATGGGAATGCCACTACCTACAACTGTTAATAGACCATTCAATATACCATTTCAAGCCCCAGGATTTGCAACTGGAGGATGGGTTCCAGGAAACCCTTCCAAGGGAGACGTATACCCAGCAATGCTTACTGGCGGGGAAGCAGTAATTCCAGCAGCACAAGCACAAAAATATCATACAGTTGTCAATTCAATGATTAAAGGTAATCTTCCAGGATACATGTCTGGATACTTACCAGCAAGAACACATGCAGCTTTGCCATTTGAACAAAATTCTTCACAGTTTACATCTGGAATAAATATGGCAGGTTTGGAATCTTTATTCTCTGAATTTCCTAATTTTGTAAAAGTTGTTTCAAATTTAGTTGTAGAATTGCCACAAAAATTAAATGTTGCTTTAATACAAGGAAAAGCAACTATTGAAGATTTTTCAAAAGCTTGGGCTGCAAGGTCTGGAAAATTTAATTTAGCTGCAGGTTTGGGTGGAGCAAATGTAGAAGATCCAAAAATTCAAGCAGCTTTAGCAAAACTAGAAGAAGAAATCGGAGCAAGAACAATTGCCATGTCTGATGGCACAGTTTCTGATGAACTTTTAGCAAAAACTACTAACGATGTAATTTCTAAATACAAAAATTTAAGCACTGCAGAAGGACAAGCAGCCAGAGCTTTATATGAAGCTAGTCAACAAATAGGTCAAGTAAGAATACAGTTTTCAACAGAAGCCCTGAGGGCAGGATTACAATCTGGCAAATTTACAACTGTAGGAAATAGCGTTTTATATCAAAATCAAGAAATAGCAAGACTAAAAGGAAAAACTAAAACTGGATTACCAACATTTAGACCCGCCAGTGCATTTAATCCTTCTGGAAATTATTCTAGAATAGCTCTACAAGGACAAGAATTATCATCAGAAACTGCTTCACTTGCAGAACAACAGCTTATGGCAGAAGCAAGAAAAGTTCCACTATCTGCATTAACGGCTATGAAACAGGAAGCAGGAATTGCAAGCCCTGCACAAGAATTTAATGTACAAGTAGGACAACCAGTTACTCAAGGTGTTGCAGCAGGTATGGTTGAAGCAATTCCAGAAGTTCAAAATGCTGGAAGAACAGTAACAACAACAATTGTAGATGATTTAGCTGCATCAACGGATAAGATTAAAACAACTTCACAAGCAATGTGGGTTCCAGCCCAAGAGGACGCAGCAATAGCAGGACAAAAAACTGGAGATAGTTTTATTGGCGGAGTAGAAGAAACAATGGGTAGCCCTGCTACACAATCAAGAATGTCTAGGGTTTTGGGTAAGTTTACCAATATGGGATTCATGGGTAAATCAACAATTGGTATGGGAGCCATGATGGGTGGATCTATGCTTGGATCCGCAGTAGGAGGTTCAGCTGGTTCTGCTTTAAGTGGAGCTTCAACATTTGGTTCTATGGCATTAATGATGGGTGCTTCAGGAGGTTTATCAGCAGGTTTAGCAGCACTTGGAGCTGCTATTCCATTAATTACAAATGCTTTTAAAACAGCAGCAACAGATATGCGTGTTCAAGCAAATGAATTAAAAGGTTCTTTTTCATTAAGCACTTCAGCAGCTAATTATTTTGGAGTTAAATTTACTCCATTAGCACAATATGATTTTGCTGGAATTGCTGATGGTTTAGGAAAACATGTAGCTTCAATTAAAGCAAATAAAGCAGCAGTAGATCAACTAACACAGGCATATTTATCTGCCTCAGATCAAATGACAAAAGATTATTTGGCTGGATTGAAGAAAGAATCTCCTTCAGGTTTACAAGCAAAAATATCAGACAAGTATGCTTCAAATATTGCATCTGGGATGTCCCCACAACAAGCATTGCAAGATGTTACTTCTATCATGAATGCTGTTAATGTTAGTAGTATCAATCAGATTGGTATTAGATCTAAACTAGATCAAAAACTAACATCTGGACAGGCTTTAGCTCAAATATTAAATACTGCTGTATCAGTTAAGCCAAAACAAAGTATTGGTGGTAAAGCGGGAGCCCCTACAGCACAACACAATGCAGCAGAAGCAGCTAAAGAAGCAGCTGATAATGTAAATACAATTTTAATAAATATGGCTGGAGTTAACTCAAAAACTTTTGGAGAACTTTATACTAGTTTAGACGAAACATCTAAAAAATTAATTAATACAGATAAATCTTATAAAAATTTTACAGACAGCGTTGCTGGAGGAAGTAAAGATGTAATTCAATTTGCATCAGATTTTAGAAATGCTAAAGGTACAACTGAACAGTTTAGTGCAGCAATAAGATTATACAATGCTCATATTTTTACTTCAGGTCAAATGTTAGATATGCTTAAGGGCAAAACTAAACAAACCTTTGATCAAGCTTTTATGTCAAGTTTGTCAAAATTAACAGCTTACGAAACAGCAGCTTCTGGTGGAGGTGGCGGTGGTGGCGGTGGTGGAGGTGGTGGCGGAGTAACTACTACAGATTATTCTAAACAATATAGCCCGTTAATTAAACATTTGACAGATGTACGCAAGCTTATTCAGGCACAGGCGGATGCTCAAAAGAAGTATAACGATCAATTAAAGGCTACTCAAGATTATCAACAAAAGCAATTAGATTACTTTAATCAAATGAAAAACGCTTATACATCAGGTAACTTCTTAGGTGCTGCACAAATGCAGAGTAGTGCTCAAGCAGCTCAAGCAGATTTTGCTGCAACTGTACAGCAACAAAAACAATCTGATGCTATTGCTAATCTAGATAACATTTTGTCTTCAGTACAAGAAGCAAGCACTGGTGGAACTTCATTTGCTTCTTGGGCAAAAGCAAACCCAGGAATTGCAAGATTTGCTACTTCTAAATATGATAGTTCACTTCTTGGTGGAATGACAGCATCTAATTATTCTAATAAAACTGGTGGTATAATTTCACAAGCAAATGCAGCACAATCAGCTGCTTCTGCAGCAGCAAGTGGCGGAACATTTCAAAATCTTGTAGTAAACATAAGTGCAGATAACTCTGTAATACCAGAACAATTTGCACAGACTTTGGCAGCACAAATTCAAGCAGGGGTTCAAAAAGCTTATGCAAAATCAAATACTACAAATAGCATAACTGCTAAAACAAAGAACCCGAAAGTAGGTAAGTAATGAGTTATAGCATTAATGCAGGTATTAGTTTATCCTTAGATGGAAATACTTGGTATACCCTTACCGATCATAATAGAAAAGAAATAGACGTTACTCCCGCCCTGATTGAGCAAGCTCAAAGAATGGCTAATGGTAAGATGAGAAAATATGTTATTGCTTCAAAGAAAACAATAACTACTTCTTGGGTTGACATCCCATCAAAAACTACTAGCACAGTTGATCAAGGATATTCATCTGCATGGCTTGAGGCATTTTATAATGCTAACGTATTTGTTCCAGTATATGTAAAATTTACACATTCTAGAGAAACAAAACCTACTACAGGATCTGCTCCAGACGATTCAACATTTGCTACAGCAAGAATAAATTCAGAAATAATTCAATGCTTTATTACTAAATTTACGTTAAAGACTAAACACCGTAATATCAACTTTGACTATGTTGATATGGATATAGAATTTACGGAGATTTAATGCTTAACAATGTAGACAGTTCTGTTTTTTTAAATTCAAGTGAAATTAATTTACTTCCAGTTGTTTCTGCAGAATGGAATCAAAATTTATTTAATCCTCCATATATAACTGTTGCAGGACTTGGGGTAAAAGAAACTGTAACTGCTGGAGCTTCATACACATCAGTAACTGACAGCAATAAGCACCCAAACTTTACTACAAATAGCTTTGCACTATCTTCAAATACGGGATCGGTTTCATATTCAGTAACCCCTACATCTACTTCTGCAGCTTATAAAATTGTATTTTATGCTAAATCAAGTATCTATACCCCTATAATGCTTAATGCATATGCTAAGGGTACACAGACACAATACGGGTCAACATCAGCTGAAATAAATAGTTATGGCTGGACTAAAGTAGAAGTTATGATGGGCGGGTCTGGAAATGATGACCCCATATCAAGTATCAATTTTAATATAGTCTGTAATACATTTACTAATTATCCAGGAGACGCTACAATTTATTTTACCGTCCCAGAAGTATATGCCAATCAATATTTTAATTATCAATACAATTCTATCTGGCCAACAGATGCTCCATTTTCTTATTTTAGACCAGGAGAATCATATGTTGGAACTGGAAACTCTAATATATCATTACCTAGTAATTTTAGGCAAGTAACTTCTGGAGCAACAAATGGTTTTTCTGGAACTTGGTATGCCCCAGTTAGTTCAGTATTGGAAAACCCACAGTATCTATTTGTAACGCAATATAACCCATTTATTAAAAATATTTTACCTACAGATATTGCTACTTATAAATATTTTGTATCAGATGCTATTTCAACACCAGCAATTTCTGCACTTTATCCATCAGCAATAAGTACAAATAAATTAGTTTTAAAATTTAATACTTCAGTGGCTGTACCTAATATTTCTGTTTATCTAAATGGATCTGGCAATACTGCTATATATTCTGGAGCTATCCCATCAAATGGAGTTTTGATTCTGTATTATAATGGGTCTGGGTGGGGAACAACGCAATGGTCTTTAATGCCTTCCTTTAATTCATCTGGACAACTAAGTCTATATACAACTGTTAGTGAAATCACAGTAAAGCATAATAGCGATCCAGTACTTAATTCTAACTTCCCTACAAAAGCAGATAATATTCAATATACTGAAGACTATAAAAGAATGCACCTTATTGAAGTTTCCCCTAGACTTGAAGTTGATTTAAGTGATTATGTACAAGATATAACTATAACAAAACAATTAGACAGTAAAAGTACTATAGTTCCACTATCAACAATTAATACGGACGATGCTGCAATAAACTTGAGCGGTATTCCAATTTTTACTGGAACTGATCCAATACCTTTATTCTCAAATCAGAGTAATTCAAACTCTTCAATCTTAGCTAATATGCTGAGAAAGAATATAAAGTTTTATGTAAACTGGCATTTGCTTTCGTATACCGATTCTTCAAATACATACAATTCTTCAGGTTCATATATTCCAGCAGGAGTATTTTATTCAGACAATTGGGAAGAACAAGATATAGATACCATTAAAGTACAATGCTTTGATATTATCAGATATCTGCAAACCTTGCCTGTTCCCGATTACGTATCAAATTATAAAACTGTTTTTGATATTATTTCTACTTTATTAGATAGGGCGGGATTTACAGATTACGACATAGACTCTCTTTATAAGATAACTAATGATCCATCTTCGCCTATGGACATGTCTTATTTCTTTGTAAATTCTCAAGATACAACTATTGCAGCAGCATTAACAGATTTATTTTTAGCTTATCAAATTGGTGCCTATATTGATGAATATGGAGTTATGAAGTTTTTAAGCTTAGCTAATATTTTAAATCCAGCAAGCAGTTCAGTTTCTTTAACTGATTCTCAAATATATCAAGGCGGTTATTCTGTATCTAATATAGGTAAAGTTGGTAAAATATCTTTAAGATATCAAGAACCTAAAATAAAACAAACATTAGCATTACAAAATGCCACCGACCCAACTCAAAAGACTTCCCCTTCTTTTATATATACTACATCAACAGCACAGCCTTGGATTAGTCAGACTACAGATGCAGTAGGTTTTAACTATTTAAATCAAAATATGGGTGAATCTGATAATAGTTTTGCTTATAATGTAAATGATTTATTAGACATTTTTCATACATTTAATTTAAACACAAATGGTTATGCTGTAATAGAAGATGAAATCGTTTCATTTAATTATAAAGAATATACTATTGCATCAGGATCTAATACTAAAACTGTATCAGTAAAAAGTGATATAGAGTTAGCTTCAGAAGTAGATCGTTTTGTAAAAGGAAATGTAGCTCCACAATTAACTCTTTCTGACGGAGATTCAAATTCCACAGTATCAAATGTTACTATTACCCCAACTGGAAATATTACAAATGTTCAAAGAGGTTTATTTGGCACTGTTCCTTCCGCTCATAATATTATTACTAGTCTAACAAGCAAATCCTTATCTCAAGCAACAGCAGCAACGGATTACACAGTAACGGCGGGAGGATCAAATGCTTCAGTATCATTGTTTAAGCCATATACAGCTGTATCCTCAGATCAGTCTAATCCAGGAATAAATGTAATTAATTGCAGTGTTCCAGCTACTGAAAAACTATTAGTATACCCAACTACTCAAAGAGATGTAGGATATCATACCTATTCTACAAAATTTAATCTTGCTGATGATAATAAATTATCAGCTGCTGGAATATTTTTTAATGCTACCAGTACAGATTCTTTAGACCAAGCATTTTTTGTAGAATTTATAAGAAATTATTTAGGAACAAAAACTACAATAACTGGAACCGATCCAGACACAGGGGCAGACATAACTACAACCACTCCCACATATCAATATTTAATAGCAATTTATAAATGGAATGAAGGAAATGGCGAAGATGTAATTGCCTGGACTGATATTACTGGCATGACAGGAAATATTGTAAATAATTTTGAAAAGGTTTTAGTTAAAAAAACTACATCAGATTCTTATTCTTATGAGCCAGGAACAGATGCTGTTTTTCAATTAAAAGTAGTTAACTATGCTTCTGATGGTTCTGATGGAGAAGATGTAGGTCAAGTTATAGATGTATTCTTAAATAACGCCAAGATTGTTGGATGGCAAGTACTAGATCAATCTACAAATCAATGGAAACAAACTTCTTCCAATTTAAAAACGGGAGTTCCAAAGCTACCAACCTTAGATCAAGCCCCATCTACTAATAGTGTTTTTGGATCATATATGTCAACTCAACCAGTTGTGATACCTATATCTATAAATGGAGAACTAGGTCTTGCATCTATTGTTTATAACGAGGGTAATGCAATTAACTCTACTGTAACAGTAGGATCTTTTAGAGAACTATATGCAACAGAAGCAATCTTGCAAGATAGAAGCAATAATTATTGGTATCAGACACAACAATTCTTAAATGGAATGATTCAAAATCAAAATATATTTAATTTGAAGAAAAGCTATATAATGCAAACTCAACCAACGATTACTGGTATAAATGTATATGATGTTCAGTACCAAACCCCAGCAGCTACAAATGTTGATATTTTGCCAGTACAATATTATCAGTTATATTTTCCGACAGGTGCTCCCGCCGATAATCAATATAGACAAGAAATTGTAGTTGATGAATATGCATTAGCCTATTCCACACCATTAAATACAGGTTTTAGAGCAAAGTTTGCTATAGCAAACAATTCTCCTTATTTAGTTTGGATACATAAAGACCCAGATCAATTAAATACTACTAGTACTCACCTAGTATTATGGACCCATGAAATTGTGGCCCAGTCAGACCCTTCAATTATTGAAAGGGTTTTAAATATAAATAACGTTACAGAAGTAGCTCAGGTAGATTCTCCATGGATCCAATCCTCATATGCTGCTAATAAAATGATAGGACTAATTGCTAATGCCATAGAAGGCTTCTCTAAAGACACCACAATCAAAATTTTTGGTAATCCTTTAATTCAGCTTGGCGACATCATTTCAGTTACATATAAATTGACGGGAATCAACCAAAGACTATTTGTAGTACAGTCTGTAAAACATACTTTTAAAAATGGTCTTGAAACAGATTTGGTTATAAATGCTGTGGGTAATGGAACCCAATATTAAGCTAAAATAATCAAAAATGGTATAATTTAAGGAAAGCAGGGGGAATAATGGGATACGTAAAAATTTCTGATCCAAACATAATTGATCTAAATGCCATCCACAACATCATCAATGTGGTAAATCAGCATAGTGATACTTTGAATACTTTGACCAATAATTTTGGTGCAAGTAACAATTCAAGTTTAAACTTTAATGCAAATAGCTTAGAAAATCTATTTGATTCTGGAACACAGATGATAATTTATGGTAGAACTATGTTTGATAGCAGCCTAACATCGTCAACATCAACTTCTCCAGCGGGTAAAATTTATCATAAAAATGTTACTTTTGCTGACAGTAATAATGGAATCCCAGCCTTTAACGTAGGAGCCCCGATTATATTTTTAACAATTCATACAGCAAATAGCTCTACAATTGCTTATGATTATGCAGATGCTAGAGCAAATGTTTATAGCCCTACAGCTTCTTCTTTCAATATTAGATTGTTTTTACAAGAATCAATTACTTCTGGTAAACCAATATTTGTAAACTGGATTGCTATTGGTCCAAAAAATAAATAAGTAGGGCGGTTATCTAATAATGCAAGATAAAAAGATAGAATACCAGTCTGGAGCAACCGTTGCTCAGAGAGCCCCTATCTATATAGATGTAAATAGAGATCCAAGAGCAAGAAATCAATCTTACTTAAATTTATATGCAAGTCGTGTTGGAGCACAAGTAGTTGCTGTTGATGTAATTAACGGAACAGTAATAGCATCATCAAATGTAGATATTTTAAACAGTGCAACTGGTTCTGGAGTTGGCGGGGTTTCAAATACAATATCTGCAAGCTTACCAATACCAACTCCTGGAGTACCACCATTACCAGTAACTAACTTAGTTGCAACTTGGGATGATCAAGATAATTTAGTTCTTAATTTTACTTGGAATCCTTCCGATCCATCAAACCAATATGCTTATAAATTTGTTATTGAAGTAAGAGATTCAACTACAAATAAATATTATGTTTTAAATGCAGGTTACGGATATACAGCACAATCATTTATTACTCCTAGTAGTAGTTCTCAGACTATAACAATTTCTTATTCAGATTTATCATCAGTCATAGAATTAATATCAAATATCAATCAAGTTGGGGTTGCTTCAGCAGACTATGCACAAACGGGAGATTATGTATTTGCAGATGTTCCCGCTTTAGTTTCTCATCTTCCACAACCAACTATTTCTTTATCTAAGGGAACTGATTACTATGTAGTTTCTGTAACTAATCTTTCTAGTGCTTTAGCTAAAAGTAATTTTTATGGAATTATAGTAGAAGAAAATGTAACTACTGAAACATTAAAATCCAACGTAAGCTTAACAAACGGCTGGGTTCAAGCATCTGCATTGACAACAACCAGTCCAATAACAATTTATGCTCCAGATGACGCTCATCGTTGGGTAAGAGTAAAATTTGTAGGTAAATCTGGAATGCCTTCTGTATATTCAGATATTGCAGATATTACACCAGATGCATTTATTCCAGTTAATACGAATCCCCCTACACAATTTGCATCAGCAAGTATTGCTTGGTCATCGAATGACATAGTAGTAACATTTGCACAGCCAGCATCAAATGCGGGTACAACAGTAAAAGTAAAAATGGTTCCGTATATAAATGGAAGCGAAAGTAATTCGTTATATGCTTTCTATTATCATGTTATTGTTGGTTCCGAAACTAGTTTTAATATAACTTCTGGAGATTTGTATAATCAATTTGGAGCATATTACTCTACATACAAAGCTTACATAACATCAGTATCTAACCAAGGAATTGAAACAACAGACGCTGTAATTATTGCGGGACCAGCGACTAGAACAACTTCTTTATCTACAGTAACCCCTACAGCATCAGTAACTAATACAACAGATGGATATGTTGTTCAGTTTGATCTAGGATCATCTGGGGCAAATTTTGGAGAAGTTTATCAATTTTACATATCTCCAACTTTTACATCAATTGACTTACCAGATTATATGGATGCAACATATTCATCCAGTGGAACAAATACTATAGTTGTAAGCTCCATAACTCTTGAAAATGGAGACTATTCCTTACCAAGTGGACATACAGTAAATGAATTTATTGGAACAGGAATAACTGGAAACGGTATTCAACCAAATACTTATGTTACAAATATATCTGGGACTGGTCCATATACATTGACTTTGAGTCAAAATATAGATTCTATAAATTATGGAACTCCTTCTGGAAATTATCATATGCAATCTCTTGTTTATTCTGGTAAAGGGCCAGCAAATATATTTTCAACATATTATAATGATATGTATGTTACAGTTTTTTATTATGATAATTATGATAACAGATCTCAATCTTCAAATATAAAAACAGTTCATCCAATTAATCCTGCAGAATCTTTAATAACAAATGCAGTTCAGGTAGGGGGAACTGCTGGAGCTATTTATGTAGGATCATCAGCTTCTACAGGAGCAAGAATTCTTTTAGGTGTAGATAGCTACTATAATTCAAATAATTCACATTCAGGAATTTTTGCTTATGATGGGTCAGCAACAACTGGATCTTCTCCAACAACATCAATAATATCAAATGCAAGTAATGGTGGATTTACTTTTTCTACAATAAATGCAAAGATTGCAGATTGGACTATTTCTTCTGATAAGATTCAAAATACTTTAGATACTGTATCTAATTATGTTGGAATGTCTGGTACTGGAACTTATTCATTTTGGGCAGGTTCAGCCACAAGCGGGGGAGATTCAAGTGCTAAATTTTCCGTAACCCCAGCAGGTAAAGTATCAGCAAGAGATATAACTATTTATGGTAGTGGAAATAATTCAGATACTTTAATTAGTGCTGGATCATATTTTAGTGTAAAGGGTGACGGATCAATAACCGCAAGCAATGCTTCAATAAGCGGAGCCTTAACAGTAAGTCAACAATCATATTTTAATGCAGATGTTAATATTTCTTCTGGATCTTATTTAAATTCTGTAGGTACGGGAACGGTAAGAATTGGAGCACAAGGATTATTAGCTTTAGATACTTCTTCTGCAGCAACCACAAAAATTTATTCAAGCCCAATAACAGTTAATGGAACTTCTGGAATTAGTTTGTGGAGTAAGAGAGCTTTATTTGGATCAAATGAAAGTTCTGGATGGTTAATTTCTGATGGAGTAATTCAATCTGATTATATAACTATGGATTCATCTAATCATTATATAAAAATTGTATCGCAAACTTCTAACTCTACAAATGGGATACAACTGAGTGCTGGTGCAGATAGTGATTATGCTATTAAAGCTGGAAATTTATCTGGCACTCCAGATTTTTGGGTAAAGCATGACGGTAGTTTAAAAGCATCAAATGCTACTATCACAGGAACAGTATCTTCTTCTATAGTTAGAGGTGGTAAAAATAGTGTAGATGATGGAAACTCTGGTTATTATCTTGATGCTAGTGGTTCTGCTGCATTGATATCTTATAATACAAGTTCTTTAGGTGGAGATAGGTATTATAGTAGTCAGATCTGGGGAATAAAAATTGGTCAAAGTTCTGCAGGAACAAGAATATCAGGTATTCCAATCCAAGGAGATGCTGATTTAAATAACTGGACAAACGGAGCAACAATTTATCCAGCAAATGGAGAACCTTATTTTCTATCAGATGGAAGTACAGTTCGTTATGGAACTGGTTCTGTTTCAGTAACCGCTACTGGACATTATAAAAATGCGGGATCTGGAAGTACTGGTTTAGGAGATAAACCAAGACAAAGAATGATTATTGAAGATCCAGTTACTGGAGAATTGCAATTAGGTATGGCAGTTTATTATAGAAACGCTGGTTCATCTGGAACAGCACCAACCAATTCTGGTTATGTAGGAGATTTGTGGGTTGATTACTAATGGGTTTTTGGGTAAAAAAAGATCAATCAACTTGGGCTCCTGTTAAAAAAGTTTGGGTAAAAACAACATCTGGATCTGGAGCATGGACTTCAGCTAAAAAAATATGGGTTAAAGTTATAGGTGGATGGAATTTGTTTTGGCCATCAAATGGGCCATATGCAACAACTCCCCCATCAATAACTCAATATACAAATGGTACTGGTAAATATACAAATGAAATAATTTATGGAAGCAATACTTATGGACAAAAAGGTGTATGGGTAGCAAATAGTAGTACATCATCAATTTCAAGTTATGCTTATAATATTTATACTTCGGATTCCCCTACTCCTGGCGGAACAGAAACATTACAAGAAGGCCCTACAACATTTAGTGGAACCTATCATACTATAGATAATACTTTGTATGATGGAAAATATTTAATTTTTGAAGTAGTAGCAACAAGAACAGACGGCACATCAGGAACAGATAGCAGTGATACTGGAAATTCTATAAGACCTTTTGTTCATAGAAGTATCCCAGTAATATCCACATATTCTTTAAGTCAAGGTACAGGAGCTTATTTAAATACAATTACTTATACATCTCAATGGGATTATAGTCAAAGCGATTTGCCAGATTACACTAGGGCAACAGTCGAATTATATAGAAATAGCTCAAGTTCAACTTCTGGCGGGACTCTTGTTGCAACGGGAACAAGTACAGATAATGGATATACTTATACATCTTCAGTTTCATATGATATGTACACGGATGCAGTTAATAATGATGGTAAATATTTTTATGTAGTAGAAAAACAATACAATTCTGGAACTGATTTTTCAGGATCTGGTCCAGTAATAAATACTATAAGTCGGGGACCATTTTCAGTAACAATGCCACCTGATGCATTTAGCTACAGTATTGCAGATACAACTGCAAGCGTTTATTGGGGAGATCCAGGAGCAACGGTTGCTCAAAGCGGTAATTACGTAGCAGTTAACTGGAATGATACTGCATATCCAAGAACTGGTTATTTAGTTTCTGTATCAGGTCCAGTCAATAATGGGCCAGATGATGTGGGAATAACATCTTTCAAGACATATCCATTAACTTCCTCTGGATATGAATATGCAACAATAACTGCATACAATTCTAATACTTATTGTACAATTACATGTACTCCAGGAAACAATACATCTAGTTATTTATATTCTTATACTCCTGATGGATTTACTCGTGTAACAGCAACCACATCATCTAATACTTATAAATTTTCTGTATCCCCAGGATCAACAGCAACTGTATATTATGTTATGGCTTATTCTGGTGCAAATCAAACAGGACTATCAACGCAAGGAACAGGAGTAGTATCATCAGCTACGCCTACTGCAAAATATGCAAGTAGTGGTCAAGCAGGTCCTATATATATGCAACAATATGTAGGAGCATCTATATCTTCAGCTTACATAACTCCTTCCAGCGTTACCTTAGATACTCAAAATGGAAATGGAACTTTTTATTGCATTGTTTCTGCATCTGGATATCCATCTCCATCTATTTATTATAGTTGGCAATTTTTTAGCGGAGGATGGAATGATTTAGGAGTAACCACATCGTACTTTACACCTTCTTATTCAGGTTATCCTTTTAGATGTGTTGTCACAGCACTTAATGCATACGGCTCTCAAACAGTAGATACTGGATCAGTAACTGCTTCTTGGAATCCTCCTAGACAGTTAACTGGCCCATCCATATCTGGTAGTGGAGTTGCTGGCACATATATTTCTTTTTCTGGAGGAACTTATGCAAATGGTTCATCTTCAAATGATTTAGCAGAAAGTATTAACCCTGCAAGCTTTTCATCGAGTTCACCAAGTGCAGCATCAACTAGTCCTTATAGAGTAACAACATCAGATGCATCATCTCCAGCTTGGTATTTTGCATCAAGAGATTCTGTATTTGGAAATAATGGAAGTAATTATACATATTTTTCTGGATCTATCATGGCAACTCTTCCTCCACCTACTTTTAATCCAGCACCACCTAATTTTTCACCAGCACCACCTAATTTTCCACCAGCACCACCTAATTTTCCACCAACTCCACCTAATTTTCCTCCTACCTTTTTTGGTCCACCAAGATTTGGTACATCTTCTATTAGGTTTAAAGAATCTATAATTAAAATTAATAATATTCATGAGGTAATGTGATGAGTTCTGTATTTTTAAGTTTAGAGGAAAAGCTTACAATATTAAATAATCATCTAAGTTGGTTAACTAATGGAGAAGAAAGATTTAATTTAATTCTTTTAAATTATCCAGAATGGAAAGATTCACAGGAAGTAAAAGACATTTTTGAAGATATTGAAAAAAGAAAAGATTTAATAAATAAAGAAATAGAAAGCGTAACCCTACAAAATGAAAAATAAGCTTAAAATAACACATTTTACCCTTAAACCCATATTTAATTGTATTTGTGATATAATTAAGGAATCATGACAACACTACCAGCTGAAGATAGAAAAACTATCGTAGAACAACATCTTAAAAATGTTCTTTTATCTGAATATAACATTAATTTAAGCTTGCTTGAATCTAATGCTATGACCAACAAGCCTGAAGACAATATTACTGCTTTGAACGCACAATTAGCAGATATTGCCCTACAAAAGACTGCACTGCAAACAGAATTAGATTCTATAAATGCAGAAATTGCAGCAGAACAATCTAAATAAATATAAATGGAAAATAATCAAAAAGCAGAATTAATAATTACTGCCTTACAACAACGCATTGCAGAACTTGAATTAGATAAAGCAATTTTAAGGGCGGAACTAACTGTATTGGCTAATTCGCAAGAAGATAAACAAATAGCTATACAACAATATAATGAAGAATTATCAGCAAAACTTGCTAATGGTAATTGACATATAAAACAATCTACTACATAATATAGCAATAACTGAAAGGTATTAATGACAAGCGATCTCAAATGGATGATTTCGTCCGACCAGCAATTCCCTTATCAAGATGATAAGGCTATAGCACTATGGTTTAAAGTAATGGAATGGTTTAAACCAGATGTTGTTGATTATGCTGGAGATACGGATGATCAGGCTTGCTATAGCAAGTATACCGATTCTCGTCCCACAGAATTTTTAAAAATGCATAAAGATGAAAATGGAAATGAAATTATTCCCCTTATTCAACACGAAGCAAAAGATGCTAGAGATTTTTATGCAAAGACAAGAGATGTAGCTGGTAAAGATGCACAATTGTTTTCCGCTCTTGGCAATCACGATGTAAGAATTTTTGATTACATGGAAAAGAAACTTCCAGATTACATGCAAGATGTAACTCCAGAATCTTTATGGAATTTAGATTCTTTGGGGTATGAGTACATCTATTATAACGATTTGCCAAAGTTACGCTTTGGTGATCTTCACATTCATCATGGCGTCGCTCTGTCTCAAAACGCTGGTGAATCTGTACGCAAGGACGTGGAAAATTTCGGAGTATCTATGATCCGAGGACATTCACATCGTGCTGGTACGTTTTTTCAAACATACGAGTTAAGAAACGGTGGAATGGGCGAGATACTAAGAGGTTACGAACTTGGGCACATGTGTGATGAAAAAGGACCTGGTATGAAATATACCAATGTCCATAATTGGCAAAAGGCGTTTGCAATAGCACATATTGAAAATGGGAATTATCCTCATGTTCAAATTATTGAAATTACGCCTGACTACTCTTGCTATGTAGATGGCAAGAAATTTACACTATAAGGAGCAAAAAAATATGAAGATTAATCAAGCATTGATTGAATCTTATGCACGTAACCTACTTGGTCAGGTTATTGCTGCAGCAACAATCGTTTCATCAACAAGCCACATTTCAATCATCAGTTTTGGTGGTAAGCAATGGGCACTTGTTGCAAATTCATTATGGGCATCACTAGTCCCAGTTATCTTGCGATTTGTTAACAAGAAGGACCCAGCGTTCGGTCTTGTAGCAGAGCAAGCTACAACTGCTGTCACAAATAAGATTGATACAGTAGCTGGTGAAACTAAGTAACTAAATAATGATGACCTGCAAAAAATGCAACGGCAGGGTATTTATAGATCGTGTTTTTTCGCAAAAAACTAGAATTGAACTTTATTGTTTAATGTGTGGAAAAAGATGGTTTATTAAAAAACACGGGAATGCGTTCGGGGAATGGCTAGACAAACTAGAAAGAAAGCACAACGCCGATTATTGTATTTCTACCTAAACGATACTTTACATAGAGCTTTACATGTAAATCGTGCGGATGATACAATAATAGCATTCAATTTTGTTGAGGGTAAGCGTGTGGCTTATAACTACACAGATGTGCAGAAAAATAAAAAACACGCTTATTCTATTTCAGAAGTTGCAAAATTAATAAATAGACACGTAGACACAATTAAAAGGCACTTAAGGTCGAAAGATATAAGAAAGCCTCAACAGGCATATGCACTTGACGATAAAGATAAGTTGGGTAGATATTATTTTACTGATGAGGACATTAAAGAAATTAGAGAATTTTTTAAGACAGTACATATAGGTAGGCCAAGAAAAGATGGCAAAGTTACAGCAAGCAACATTCCAAGCAGAACAGAATTGGAAGCTATGTTAAGAAATGAAACAGTATTATATGTTAAAGATAAAGACGGGGACTTTGTCCCAGTTTGGAAGGCACCAGAATGGTAGATAATAAACTGAGTAAAGAAGCTAAGCATACATTAAATGTTGCACTGAAAGTATTAGAACATGCCATGGATTTGGCTGTCGAAAAAGAAGAGTTAGAAGCAATGATTGCTATTTCTGATAGATTAATGATTCTTTACCAACATTTATCAGACAAGAATCCAAAGAAATTTAAAACAGGATTTTCGCTAAGTTCAGCACAAACTAAAACAGAACCAGAGGAAAACGAAGATGAATCAGACTAATGTAAAGGTTGAATTACATTTTACAAGAAATCTTGGTAATTTTGAAAGTGTTAAAATAGGTTTAGGAATTGAAGATTGGGTGCGGGAAGGAGAAAATACTACAACCGCTACTGATCGTATATATAAGTTTGTAGAAGAAAAACTTATAGAAAAAGTAAAAGAAATAGAATCTGAGATTAAAGGAAAGAAGTAATGGCTAAAGAAGATGCAAAGCAAGCTTATGCTTTAGTATCTTTGTATATTGCTTTATATAAGAGCAAGTATAACAAGCAGCCAATTGTTAATCGTTATAGAGAAAAATGGGCTATGCAGGATGTTATAGATACTGTTGGCTTTGATCGTTCTAAAGAATTATTAGAGTATTATTTTAAATGTAACAAAATAGGCCATCCGTTAAATTGGTTTTTATATAATTTTGACAGATTAGATGATGTACTAGTTAGATCTCAAGAAGACATAGAACGCAGAAAAGAATTACGTGAACAAACTAAACATTTGGTAGAACAGGAACTTAATGAACACTGAAGCAGCACTGCTATCCGCAATATGCAAAAATAAAGATATCGCCACAGTTCTTACTGATAATGTTGATGAAATCTTTGTTTCCCACCGAGATGTATGGGAAGGGCTAAAATCTTATTATCTAAAGTTTAGAGCCGTGCCAGATGTAACTGTACTTCAAGAAAAATTTACCGATTTTGAACCAGAGGCAATTAAGGCTGAAACTGGATATTACTTAGATAATTTAAAAAATGAATTTTTAACTTCTAGAATCAAAGATATTCTTATTCGTAATGGATCTAGTTTAAAAAATAATTCTGCTAAAAGAGTTTTGCTTGACATGCAAACTGAACTATATGGGTTAGCCAGAATGACTGGAGAAGTTCGAGATGTTGATTTAACTGATTTTAAACTAGCAGAAGATCATTTTGAAGCAGTAAAACAACGTTCCGTTGCAATGGGCGGAAGTCCAGGAATCAAGACAGGGTTCAAAGCCATAGACACTGCATACCCTACAGGAATGGCTCCAGGACACCTTATAGTGATGATTGGTTGGCCAGGTAGGGGTAAGACATGGTTTTCATCTTATCTAGCCTGTAAAGCTTGGGAACAGGGTTTTAAGCCTATGATTATCTCGCTTGAGATGTCCCCAGAAAATATGCGTGATCGTATTTATACAATGATGGGATCGGGACTTTTCAAAGCTTCAGACTTTTCAAAGGGTATGGTTAATACAGATGATTTTCACAACTGGGCTACAGATAAATTTAAAGATAAGCAACAATTTATTTTGATTTCAAACGAAGGTCAAGGACAAGTAACCCCAAATACTGTACAGGCAAAGATTGACCAGTATAAACCAGACTTAGTTATTTTAGATTATCATCAATTGTTTAATGATTCATCTGGAGCAAAATCTGAAATTGAAAGAAATAGAAATATTTCTCGTGACTTTAAATTATTGGCAATGAGAAATAATATTCCAGTAATTGATATTACTGCTGCAACTATGGATGATGTATCAGATCAAGATTCACCACCAATGATGTCACAAGTAGCTTGGTCTAAGGCAATTGAATATGATGCTGATATGGCAATTGCAGTTCATAAAAACCCACAAAGCAATATAATGGAAATTGTAAGTCGTAAAAATCGTCATGGAACCGACTTTGCTTTCTATTTAGATTGGGATTTAAATAGAGGAATTATGCAGGAAATCTACGAAATGGACATTCAGCAGTAAATACTATGTAATATACTAGTCTTTTAGTATAATTAAACCATGTTAAAAAGAAACATAAAAAGCTTTTTAATATCTGGTGTTATTAAAGACGATGCGGGTATTGGAAAGTCAAGAACAATGTATGAGAAGATACTTTTAGACGATATGCGTTCTAGAGGGTATGTCCCAATTCTTGATCTTGAATCTCAATTTTCAATTAAATATAATGAAAATAAAGATAGTTATAGTTTCTTTTTAGAAATGTTTGGAGTTTATGTTGGAAAAAAGAAAGCTAAAGAAATTGAAGGCTTTTCTGGACAACAATTCTACAAGAGGGCTACTATGGAAATAATGAGTCCTCCTCCAGATTTTCTTATCAATTATCCTACAAAACCTATAGACAAGTAATATATTAGCTGATAGAATTATCAAATGCTTATGGAAAAATATACATCTTCAGAAGTTCGTGAAGTTCTTGAAGGCATTGGTGTTAAGATTCAACATCAATCACAAACAAATTATTTTTGTTATTGCCCCTTCCATAATAACACACACACCCCATCTTTTACAGTAAGTAAAACAACTGGTCAATATTTATGCTATAACCCTTCTTGTGATGCCAGAGGCGGACTAGAGTATCTAATATCTCAAATAGGAAATTTAGGTCATTTTGAAGCAGCAAGATTTATTAGACAGTTACATAAGAATCGCCCAGATACTTTTGACAAAGATTTAGAAGAACTATTTGATGAAAAGCCAGATTTTGTAGCTTTTCCACAAGAAACTATTGATTTGTTACATGCGGGAATAAATGAAAGATCAAGGAGTTATTTTCATGTTCGGAATATTAATGATGATTCTATTGATTACTTTAGCTTGGGATATTCACAAAAACAAGATATGGTAACTGTTCCTCTGCATAGTCCAGATGGATTGCCAGTAGGAATCATTGGAAGATCAATAGAAGGAAAACAATTTAAAAATAGTGATAATCTGCCTAGAAGCTTAACAATGTTTAATCTTCATAGAGCAAAGAAATTAAGTTCTACGATTATAGTTTGCGAATCATCGTTCGATGCCATCAGAATCCACCAATCTGGATACCCTAATGTTATCGCAACACTAGGTGGCGGGATCTCAAAACAAAATATACAAAACTTAAATAGGTATTCTTCATCTATAGTTATCGCCACAGATACAGATGAAGCGGGTAAAAAATTAGGTATGGAGATATCTGGTAAGCTCTCAAATAAGAATATAACTTGGGCTTCATTTGATGATGGTGTTAGATATCCAAATGGAGCAAAAGATGTGGGAGATCTCACAGATCAAGAGATTAAGCAATGTATAAAAAATGCCGTAAGTCATTTTGAATATATTTCTTGGTGATATAATAGTAATACAGGGCATCATATAGCCCCAAAACATAGGAGATATAATGGGAATAGTAACAGGCTTAGCAGCCATTAACAAAGCAACAGAACCAACACATACAACCAACGATAGTCAAAAAGGTCGTTGGCTACAACTTAAAGATGGACAATCAGTAAAGATTCGTTTTCTACAGGAAATTGATCCAGACTCACCAAATTATAATAAAGATGCTGGAACAGGCATTGTTGGTGTAGAACACACAAACCCAAGTGACTATAAGCGTAAAGCAGTTTGTACCTTTGAAGATGAAGGACAATGCTTTGGTTGTGAACAACATCGCCGTGACCCTAAGAGCGGTTGGAGAGCACGTCCACGTTTTTATGTTAACGTATTGGTTGACGATGGCACAGAAGAACCTTATGTAGCTATCCTTTCGCAGGGTACAGGTCCAAAGTCAGCAACTCCTGAAATTGCACAATATGCGGGAGAAACAGGAAGTATTACAAATCTTGTTTGGAAGTTGAAGCGTACTGGAGAAAAAACAGATACAAATTATTCAATCATTCCACTGCCAACTGCAGAAGTAAAGCCTATTGATTTTACTAAGTATGAATTGTTTGATCTTTCAAAGACAGCAGTTCGTACAGTTGCATACGCAGATCAAGAAAACTTTTATTTTGGGGTAACAACAGAAACCTCAGATAACGCAGCCACTTCATCATCTGTTGAGTGGTAATTAGTTAAACGGAGTATTGGTGAATTTCACACATTTACATGTGCACTCGCACTATTCGCTTATGGATGGACTTTGTTCTCCTGAAGAGCTTTTGACTGCTGCAAAAAATGCGGGACAAACAGCAATGGCTATTACAGATCATGGAACATTATCATCTCATAGAGAAATGCAGGTTGCAGCTAAAAAGCTGGGAATGAAGCCAATACTCGGTTTAGAAGCATATATATCCGCTACAGATAGATTTGACAAGCGTGATATTAAAAATCGTGATGACAATACTCAGATATTTAATCATATAACTTTGCTTGCTAAAAATAATGAAGGTTTAAAGAACCTTCAAAAATTATCTGAGATTGCTTGGACTGAAGGATATTACCGCAAGCCCCGTATTGATTTTGAAGTTCTTGATGAATATGGAAACGGTCTTATTGTTTTATCTGGATGTATGAATGGACTTATTGCTAAGGCTATTCAGCGTAATGATATGAATAAAGCTTTTGAATATGCTCGTTGGTTTCAAAATAGATTTAAAGATGATTTTTATCTAGAAGTCCAATCGCATAATGATAAAGAAGTAAATGACGGACAAGCAAAAATATCTGCTGAATTAGGCATTAAGTTGGTTGCTACTGGTGATTGCCATTATGCAACAAAAGATCAAAAGGCTTTGGAAGAAGCTTTGCTTATTTTATCAACTAAGCCCGATCAAGCAGAAGGCACAAACTATGAATCTGGTAAAAAGTATAAAGATATTTTTGAAAGATTTAATCATTTATATCCAGATCGCCCAATATCATTTCAAGATATAAATGTATATATACAACCACTTGAAGAAATTAAAAAAGATTTTGGTTCAGAGTGGACTGAAGATATTTATGATAACTCGTTAGAGATATCAAATAAGGTTGAAGAGTACGAGTTTCATGAAAACTTAAAGTTACTTCCTAAACCTAAAAAAGATGCACATAATCAATTAATAGAAATGTGTAATGAAACTTTAAAGGAAAAAGGTTTAGATAATGAAGAGTACAAAGAAAGACTCAAAGAAGAGCTTACTGTCATTAAAGATAAAGACTTCAGTAGTTATTTTCTTGTTGTTAGCGACATGGTTCGCTGGGCAAAAGATAACGAAATCTTGGTTGGACCAGGAAGAGGATCCGCAGCAGGATCTTTAGTCTGTTATTTGCTAGGAATCACAGAGGTTGATCCAATTAAATTTGACCTTTTGTTTTTTAGATTTATTAACCCAGAGCGTAATGATTTTCCAGATATTGATACAGACTTTATGGATCGCCGTCGTGGAGAAGTAAAAGAATTTTTAAGAAAAAAGTTTAAAAATGTAGCATCAATATCTACCTATCAATATTTTAAAGATAAAGGTGTAGTTAGAGATGCAGCAAGAGTTTTTGATGTGCCACTTGGAGAAGTAAACAAAGCACTTAAAGGAGTAGAAACATTTGAAGAATTTGAATCTAATAAAAATGTTGATTGGTTTAAGCAAAAATATCCTGAAGTTCTTAAGTTTGCTTCTGATTTACGTGGTCGCATTCGTTCCGTTGGTATTCACGCTGCAGGTGTCGTTGTTGCTAAAGATGCTATCTCAAATTATGCCCCAATTGAAAGTAGAAGCGATTCTAGTGATGACGTTAGTGGTAGAGTTCCTGTTGTTGCTTACGATATGGACCAAGCTGCTGAAATAGGATTGATTAAGTTTGATGTACTTGGACTTAAAACTTTATCTGTAATTCAAGACACTATAAAATCTATTAAAGACAGACATAAAATTGATATTGATTTGCATTCTTTACCGCTTGATGATAAAGCAGTTTTTCAAGATCTATCTAATGGATACACAAAAGGAGTGTTTCAAGCAGAAGCAACTCCTTATACAAATCTTTTGATTAAGATGGGTGTTGATACGTTTGAAGATATGGTAGCTTCTAATGCTTTAGTTCGTCCAGGTGCTATGAATACAGTAGGAGCAGAATATCTTGCACGTAAACGTGGGGATAAAATGGTTCAATATGTTCACCCTGTAATGCAACCTTTCCTAGAAAGAACTTATGGAGTAGTTATATATCAAGAACAGGTTATGCAAGCTTGCGTTTATTTAGGCGGGATGTCATGGTCTGAAGCTGATAAAGTAAGAAAGATTATTGGTAAAAAGAAAGATGCTAAGGAGTTTGATGTTTTCAAAGACAAATTCGTTGAAGGTGCCAAGAGGTACATATCTAAAGAAGATGCTGAGCATTTATGGCATGATTTTGAAGCACACGCTGGTTATTCGTTTAATCGTTCCCACGCTGTGGCTTATTCAATGCTTAGTTATTGGACTGCTTGGCTTAAGCATTACTACACAACTGAATTTGTATTTGCTCTTCTTAAAAATGAAGGCAACAAAGATACCAGAACAGAATACCTTTTGGAGGCCAAGCGACTTGGAATTAAGGTTCTCTTACCCCATGTCAACGAATCGGAATTAGATTTTAGCATTCAAGGAACATCTATTAGATTTGGTTTGTCCAACGTTAAGTATATATCTGAAACAATAGGAAAAAAGATTTTAAATGCTAGACCATTTAAATCTTATGCACATCTTTTAGAAGTTGCTGGAGAAAAGAAATCTGGAATTAATTCAAGAGCAATTGCTTCATTAAATCTTATTGGTGGAGCAACATTCGATGACAATCCAAGAACTGGAAAAGAATCAGAAAACTATTATGAATATTTAAATATACCTAAGTTTGATACTCGTGGCATAACGGCATTTATTAAATCTCAAGTAACACCACTTGAAGATTTCTTAGAAGAAGGCACTTTTGTAGTGTGTGCAATGGTTAAATCAATTAAAAAGGGCAAAGGCTGGTCTAGAGTAGAATTGGTTGATGATACTGGATCTATTGGTATTTTTCATAGTGAAAATACACAAATTGAGACGGGAAATATGTATTTCTTCTTAGTAGGCGACAATAGAATTCATAGATATGTTACAATAGCAGAAGTAGTGGAAAAGAAAGATGATCCGTTTATTAATTATCTACATAGTCAAGATCTTCAAATACCTGAAGGTAAAAAGTATATTGTTGACTTTACCCACTATCAAACCAAACAAAAGAAAATGATGGCTCACGTCATATATTGTGATGAGCAAAAAGAGATGTATCGTGTAATAGCTTTTCCAAAGATGTACACGACAGCATTAGGAAAGATGAAAGCTGGATCTTTCTGTTCCCCCGTTATCGGAAAATTAGATGACGGAACAACATTCGTAAAGGAGATAGCATGACCGAAGAAACAACACAAACAGAAAGCACACAAGAACAAAATCCAGGAGTAAATATTAGCGTAGAGCAAATTCTAGCTGCTATTATTCAAACAGTAGGAACTACTACGGTTTCTCTTGAAAATCTTGTTGCAAACTACAGCATGAAATCAATTGCTGTAAATCAAAACGAAGATAAGTCTGTAGTATTTTCACTAGTTGATGCTCCAGAACCAACAGAAGTACCTACAACAGAACAAGCAGAATAATTTATGACATTAGTAGCAGAAGAAATATTAGCACGTCTGGATCCAAAAACTAGACAACGCATCCAACTTGCTACAGATGTCAGTGCTGAAAGGCAAAAGACTCCGAGTATTGGATTAAATATAGCTCTAAAGGGTGGTCTAGGATATGGTAGGCAAATCCTTGTTTGGGGTAACAAGTCTGCAGGAAAGTCATCATTTTGTTTACAGATGATTGGAATGGCACAGAAAGAAGGAAAAACTTGTGCTTGGATTGATTCTGAACATTCTTATGATGCAAAGTGGGCTGAAAGTTTAGGAGTGGATTCAACTTCCCTTATCTACTCCTCAGCAAAAACTATCAATGATATGGTAGATGTTGCAACACAATTAATGGAAGCGGGAATAGATATTATTGTTGTGGATTCTATATCAGCATTACTCCCAGCAATTTATTTTGAAAAAGATAGCACTGAATTAAAAAAGTTGGAAGATACAAAACAAATTGGTGCCGAGGCAAAGGATATGACACATGCAGTCAAAATGCTTAATTACTCTAACAAAAATACGTTACTCGTTCTTATTTCTCAACAGAGAAATCAATTTGGTTCTATGCATGCGTCGCATATCCCAACAGGGGGCATGGCAGTTAAGTTTTTCTCCAGCACTGTTATTAAGCTTTGGTCTTCGGAAGCCGAAGCAAATGCTATTAAATCTGGAATCAAAGTTGGTGATAAGATACTTGAACAAAAAGTTGGACGGCCCGTTAATTGGATCATTGACTACAATAAACTTGGACCAATGGGACAAAGCGGTCAGTACGATTTTTACTACCAAGGAGATCAAGTTGGAATTGATTCCGTTGGAGAAATATTAGACGCTGCAGAAATGATGGGAGTCATTCAAAAAGGCGGGGCTTGGTACACAATCAATGAAGAGCGTTTTCAAGGTAGAAGTAAAGCCTTAGATTATCTCAGAGATAATCCTGATGTGGTAAAATTATTACAAGAGAAGATATATGAATAAAATAAAAATAATGGATCAGGTAACAGTTTATCAGGATGTTTTTTCTGATTCTGATTTAAATATGTTATTGGATGAAATAAATAAATCAGAAATTGAAGATGATAAAAAATATGATCCATCCGAAATTGATCCAGATAATTCTGCTTATTTAAACGAACACGGACCCCAACCTCAGGATAAAAATGACGGGAGTTTAATTTACACATGGACTCCTTGGTATACTTATGGTAAAAGAAGTATTTGGAATCATCCATCAGATTTTAATCAAGAAAATAAACAACATGTTGGATTCAATTTATTAAAAAATAGTGTTTTGAAAACACATTGTGATTATGTAAATGAATGGGCTAAAGATGGTAAATGGACATATGATATACAGGATTGGAACATCGGAGAGACCGAAGAAGATCCTATGGTTATGTCAACTTTGGAAATTCTTAAGCATAAAAAAAATAATGATGAAAAGTATACCATTCCAGTGCACACAGATTGGCATAATCAAAGGGTAGATGAACCTGGACCAAAACAAATTCTTACCTACACTATTTATTTAAATGATGATTATGATGGGGGAGAAATAGATTTTATTGATGAAACAAATTCAAAGCTTATAGTCTATAAACCTAAGCGTGGTGATATAACTGTATTTCCTTCTGGAAGACCATATTGGCACGGAGCACGTGCAGTCACATCAGACAAAAGTAAAATATTTATTAGAACTTTTGCTTTATATAGATATCCAGTTACAGAAAAATGGATTAACGGTTTAATGGTTTACGGACCAACTGAATTTTTAAGAAAAGAAAATGAAAGATTAAAATCAATAGTAGATTCTGGTATAGCAGGTAGACAAGCGGTTCCAAGAGGCGGAGGCTCAGATCCAGCTAATCCAAATCCAACAATTTATTATGATGAAGAAATTTATATAGATGGTAGGATTATTAATTGAAAAAAAATTACTCCCAAGAAGAGTTAGAAACTATTTTAAAAAATCTTAGAGCTACTTCAGTCTTTGTAGCTTTATTAAAACATAATGGAAAAATGTCATTGCCTGCTAAAATGTTTGAAGAACTATTAAATGAACAAGTTTGGCCTAATGATTTTATTTACAATAATGGTAGTTCAATGTGCATTACTTATGACAGAGAATCTGATGAGTTTGGCTTTGAGTTAATGTATGAAGATGAAGGTTATAGGCCAGAAAATTCAGTAGCGTTTCAATGCACTAGAGGAAATCTAGAAGTTGGGCACATAGATTACAATGATCCGAGATATAAAAAATAACCATGGGAAGCTTTAGCGAATTTATCAATAAAGATCAGCCAGGATGTGAAAAAATTTACGGCACATATGGATGTAAGTACTGTGATGAAGATTTAGATTTTGCTTGGTGGGATTTAAACAAAGCAACATTTTTTTGGATTTGTTCAAAAGGACACAGATCAGAACATAAGTTAGGATAAAATGTCAGAACGTGGAGAAATAAAACGTGACGGTGCAAAAGGGCAAAAAAACTCTGGGCGTGGGGATTATCAAAAAGGCGATGCCCAATGGCACGATTTTGTAGTTGATTATAAAGAATATTCTAAAAGTATTTCAATATCAAAAGCAATCTGGGCAAAAATATGTACAGATACATTTAAAGTAAACAGAGATAAGTATCCAGTTTTAAAATTAATTTTAGGTGAGAATAGTCAAAAAACTAGACTTGCGGTAATTGAATGGGAGCTGTTCGAACAAATGGTAGAGTGTTGGGAGAATCAAAATGGTTGAAAATGAAAAAACTTCTTTAGAGATGATTAGTTCTGTTACAGAATTTAATGATATGTCTGAGTTTATGAATGATAAAGATTTAGATCAAGCTTTAGAGCTTATGATTAAATTGATAGCAAAGCCAGATGTTCCTCCTAGTGCAGCTCCATCTTTAATAGTAAAATTGCAGGCAATTAGTGCCAAGCTTGCAATGCAAGCAAGGTACTACACCACTTTTGAAAAAGGTGGGGAAAATTCAAAAAAGAAGAATACATACTATACAGCAGCAGAAGCCATAGATAAGCTTGTAGATGCATTAAAGTATTCTGCAAGATATGGAGTTTAATTGACTGTTACAACACTTAAAATAAAAAAGAAGCCAGGGGGCTTTGACAAAGAAAAGTTTCTCCAAGAATACTTTGATTCATTTGAGTCAAAATCTGGTTTTACAGAAAAGAAAACATTCTCTCCAAGCACACTTGGTTATGGCCACGGTAATTGTGCTAGGTATTGGTTTATAGCGTTTAATGGGGCGGAATTTGAAGATACTGCTAAACCATTAGCTAAAGCTGCTATGGAAAATGGAACATTTACTCACGATAGACTCCAGGCAAGATTTAGCAAAATGAATAAATCATATAAGGTTATTGCCCATGAAGTAGATACTACCTTTCAAGATCCACCAATCCATGGATTTATGGATACAGTAATTCAAGATATAGAAAATGATTTAACTATTGCTATTGAAATAAAGTCTGCAAAAGATGAACAATGGGTAGTTAAAAATTCTAGTTTAGAGCCATCAGATAATCATAGGATTCAATTGCTTTCCTATATGAAGATCTGGGGCTATAAATATGGAGCATTTTTTTATGAAGATAAAAATGATCAAACTCCACTTATGATTGTTATTGAAATGGACGAAGATAATACTAAATTAATTGATTATGTATTTGAATGGCTTCGTGGTGTTTATGATCTTTATTTGGCTGAAACCTTGCCAAATAGAGCCTTTACAAAATCTACGTGGGCTTGTAAGGGATGTCCAGTTAAAAATGTTTGTTGGAAAGATATGAAAACGGAAGAGGGCGAAGTTGAATATCCAGCCATGGTGACTAAACTATGAAAAAAGCAATAGGCTTTACTGCATTTGACAGAGTTGAATATCTTAATAAAGCTCTTGCTTCTTGGTCCGATGTAAGAAATTTAAGAGATTATGATTTTTATTTTTTTATAGAACCTTCAAATCGTTATAATGAAATAGTACAAATAATTAAAAATTTTCAAAATAATACAAATATTAAAACAACTATTATTTCTAATCCTGAAAAATTAGGATGTGCTACAAATACTTGGTCTGTATTTGAATTTTTATTTAAACTATATGATTTTGTTATTTTGGCAGAGGATGATGTTGTTGTATCAAAAGATGTATTAGAATATTTTAATTTTGTTGAAGAAAAGTATCGCAATGATGAAGAAATAGCAATTGTATCTGCAAACACTAAATGGGATACAAAAGACCCTATTAAATTAATTAGAGAGCAAGGATTTAATGGTTTAATCTGGGGAACTTGGAAAAAATATTGGACAAAATATTTTGAACATAATTGGGAAAAAGAACCATTTCCAGGGGCCGAGCATTCAGGTTGGGACTGGCATTTAAATATTAACATGCTTCCATTTAATAAGCTTAAAAATATTAATCCAATGGTATCAAGATCAAACCATATTGGTTTAATTGGAGAACACTGTACTCCAGAACTTTTTGATTTAACAATATCTCCGTCTTTTAATTTAGACAATCAATGGGATATGCTGGAGGAAGTATGATTTGTTCTAACAAAGGATGTGCTAATAAGTTTGAGCCTAAAACGCATAATCAAAAATATTGCTCAGATGAATGTTGTAAGGTAGCAACTAATTTAAAAATAAAAGAAAAATATTATTATAAGAAAGCACGGGCAGCGGGTAAAGAATTTATTTGTGCCACCAGAGGTTGCAAGCAAGTATTAAGTAGATTTAGTACAGATAAAATTTGTGAAGGCTGCAAGATGAAAGAAAGAGCAAAAGAAAAACAAGAGATCTTGGACATGCTTAATGGCAAATAAAATATTGGGAATAGATGCTAGTACCAATAGCATTGCCTTTTGTTTAATTCACGATAAAACCCCAATCAAGTGGGGAGAAGTAACTTTTCAGGGTTCCAGTGTTTATGAAAGAATTCTTGATGCCAAACGCAAAGTTCACGCAATACGTGAACGTTTAGATTATGATACAATATGTATAGAGGCAGCAGTTTCAGTAAAGTCCGTAGCAACTGGACTTAAGATGGCCTATATGTTTGGAACAATTATGGGAGAACTTATGTATGACGATACAAAAGTTATTGAAGTTCACCCGCTTAGTTGGCAAGGGTATATAAAAAATCCTAATTTTAAAAAAGCTGAAAAAGATGCTGTCAAGTCTGAATTTCCAGGAAAATCAGAATCTTGGTATAAAAATAAAGTTAGAGAACTTAGAAAACAAAAAACAATTGATTTTGTTAAAACTTTAGGTATCGAAACTGATAATGATAACGTTGCAGATTCGGTGGGAATAGCATGGTGGGCAGCTAATGAGCAAAGCAGATCTTTATAAATCAAAAGCTTGGCTATATAAAAGATATGTAGTCGAAAGAAAAAATATTATTGAAATAGCAAAAGAGGCGGGATGCAGTCATATGACCATCCAAAGATATTTAGAGAAATACGGAATGGTTAAGGGGAAATAATGCCAATCTACGAATATGTATGTATAGAGTGTGATACTTCTACAGAGGTTACAAGAAGTTTTAACGATCAAGAAAAAATTCCTCCATGTCAAAATTGTGGTTACAGTATGGTTAGATCATACAATGCTCCAGGAATCCAATTTAAAGGTTCTGGATTTTACAAGACGGATAACCGATGAACGAAATAGAAGTAGCAAGTCAATTTGATCAAATGAATAAAGTTGTTGAGGAAATGCTTAAGGGCAATAACCCAACACAAATAGCAAGACAACTTGGATTGCAAAGAGTAGAGGTTGTTAATCATATTGAAACTTGGAGATCGCTTATGCAAGGTGATCACGGAGTAAAAGAAAGAGCTTCAGAAGCATTAGCAGCAGCAGATCAACATTATAATATGATTATTAAAGAAGCCTGGGATACAGTTAATCAAGCAAATGATCAAGATGCTCTAAATGTAAAAGCACAAGCATTAAAGCTAATTGCTGATGTTGAACAAAAGCGTATTGACATGTTGCAAAAAGCTGGCGTTATAGAAAAAAATGATATGGCTGATGCTATATTAGAAACAGAACGCAAGCAAGAAGTTTTAGTTGGAATATTAAGAGATGTATCTTCATCTTGTCCTAATTGTAAACAAGAGGTAGCTAGAAGACTAGCACAAGTAACAAATACTGTAGAGGTAATATCAGTTGACTGATTTTAGCGATTTTTTAGGTGCACTTGAAGAAGATGCATTTGAAGAAACTCCTGTAGAAATTGAAGAATTTGTAACTTCAAAAGATTATTTAGGGCTTCCGCCTTTATCTGAATATCAGTATCAGATGATTAAAGCCTCTACCCAAATATATAAAAAAGAAACATTAATTAAGTTATTTGGTGAAGAAGAAGGTGGAAAAAGATGGAATCAAACTTGTAATGAAGTTATTTTTCAATTAGGTAAAGGATCTGGAAAAGACTATACCTCTACTATTGCTTGTTCATATGTAGTTTATTTATTGTTATGCTTAAAAGATCCTGCTAGATACTATGGAAAGCCTCCAGGAGATAGCATTGATATTATTAACGTTGCTATTAACGCCATCCAGGCACAACAAGTTTTCTTTAAAGGTTTTACAAATAGAATTACTAGATGTAGATGGTTTGATGGAAAATATCAACAAAAGGTAAGTAGTTTTATTTTTGATAAGGGAATTACAGTACACTCGGGTCACTCTCAAAGAGAATCTTGGGAAGGTTACAACCTTTTATTTGCTGTACTTGATGAAATTTCAGGATTTGATTTGGATTCAACCAGCGGAAATGAACAAGCAAAAACTGCCTCATCTATCTATAAAATGTTTCGTGGTTCTGTAGATTCTCGTTTTCCATTGTTTGGCAAAGTTTTGCTTCTTTCTTTCCCACGTTTTAAAAACGATTATATCCAACAAAGATACAATGAAGTTGTGGCGGAGAGAGAAGTTGTTATTCGCAAACATACGTTTAAAGTAGATGAAGATCTTCCAGATGGAACTGAGGGTAATGAATTTCATATTGAATGGGATGAAGATCATATTCTTAGCTATAATGTACCAAGAGTTTTTGCTTTAAAGCGACCAACTTGGGAAATTAACCCAACAATTAAAATTGAAGATCTTGCTATGAATTTTTATTCAGATCCTATTGATGCTCTTTCTAGATTTGCCTGCATGCCTCCAGATGCAGTAGATGCTCTTTTCCATTCCCGTGAAAAAGTTGAAGCAGCATTTAGTAATTTAAATATTGCATTAGATGAAACTAATTCATTTAAAGATTGGTTTCAGCCAGATCCAGAAAAAGCATATTATATTCACGTTGACTTAGCTCAAAAACATGACCATTGTGCAGTAACTATGGCTCACGTAGATAGATGGGTTACTATGAAAATGGCGGGAGCCTACACAGATGCCCAACCTTATGTAATAGTTGATGCTATTAGATACTGGACTCCTACAAAAGAAAAATCAGTTGATTTTACAGAAGTTAAAAATTATATAATTAGTTTAAAACAACGTGGATTTAATATCAAGCGTGTAACATTTGACCGTTGGAATTCATTTGACATGATGGAACAATTAAAATCTTATGGAATGAATTGTGAAGTTTTATCTGTTGCCAAAAAGCATTATGAGGATATGCTTTTATGCGTTATGGAAGAAAGATTAAATGGTCCTAAAATTAATCTAATTATTGATGAATTACTTGAGCTTAGAATTGTTAAAAAAGATAAGGTAGATCACCCTAGAAAAGGTTCAAAAGACCTTGCAGATGCTACTTGCGGGGCAATTTATAATGCGATATCATTAACTCCTAAAGGTGATGGAGAAATCCATGTTTATAGTTATAATGCTTTTGATGAAGAAGTAGAGCGTGATACAGACGTCAGAGGCAATCAAATAATTAGGGCGGAAAAGAAAAAAGAAATTCCAGGAAATGTAAGAGATTATCTTGGTATAGATTCTGATGACGATATGCCTGCGGATGGATTTGTAGATAATTTTAGGATACTTTAATTATGAAGTTACTCAAGAGTAAAAAACCTGATATAGATTACGAACAGCTATATCATGATTCCCAGCAAAAATTAAGCTGGTACATTGATGCACTTGAGCAAAAACAAATACAATGTGATACAATTGAACAAGTTGTTTCTAGTTTGAAGCAAGAAAATGCCCAACTTAAAAAAGAGTTGGAAGCCCTAAAGCAGGGACTTATAGATTTACCTAAACTATTGGGTAAAAACCTAGGAAAATAAACCAAATAAGAAAAGGAAAATATGAAAACAAATAAAAAGATTACCATTGCTATCGCTGCAGCCCTAGCATTCACAGGTATCTCAACATCAGCACATGCTGCTCCACTATCAGTAACAGTAGCAGGCTCAGCAAATGCAACAACTTCTGCAGCACCAGCAACGATTGCAGTTCCTGCATCTAACGTAATTGATTCAGGTCACTCTATTGCTCTTGCAGCAACAGCAGATACGAACACTGTAGTAACATTTACTGCATCTGGTTCTGTAAAGCTTGTTTCAGCACTTAATACAACACCAGCACCAGTTAATACTGCTTCTGGTGTAACATCTGCTTCTGTAACCTCACAAGGTTCAGCAGTAACAGAATATGCTTATACAACAAGCACATCAGTTGGTTCTGTAACTATTACAAATGGTGCATATTCAACTATCGTATACATTCAAGGTACAGCAGGAGCAGCATCTAATGTTTCTGTTTCTGTTCCAGCTTCAGCAGCAATTAACACTGCCCCAACAATTTCTGTTTCAGCAACAGACGTTTTTGGCAACGCAGTTGGTGGAGAAACCGTATCAGTAACCGTAATTGGAGGAACATTCTCTGATCTTACTGTAACTAAGTCCCTAGTTACATCAACAGCAGCAAATGTGCTTGCTGATAATACTTTGACTTTGGGTTCAAAGTCTGCAACTTTGGCTGCAGTTTCTGCAGGTACAGTAACAGTAGTTGCTACTGATACATCAATCGGTTCAGCAGTAACAGGATTGCCTGCACCAGTTAAATCAATTGCAGCATCATTTTCTGTATCAGATCTAAATGCTTCAATTTCAGCATTGCAATCACAAATTGCAAGTTTGAGCAACACAGTTGCAGTCCTACAATCTCAACTAGCAACTGAAAAAGCAGCACATGCTGCAGACTCAGCAACAGCAACAACTGCACTTGCAAATGCAAAGGCTACATCAGATGCAGCAGCAGCAACTGCAGCAGCAGCATATAAGGCAGAGTATAACGCTCTTGCTACAAAGTGGAACAAGGCTCATCCAAAAGCTAAGGTTGCACTAAAGAAGTAAATTAATACAATTAGGGAGGGCGGGATACTAATTCCGCCCTTTTTGGTATAATGGAGACAAGATGAATACACAAATATGGTCATGGGCATTATCTACAATAGGTGTTATAGGCATATATCTTACTGGTAGAAAAAACTGGCGGGGATATGCAGTAGGCATTTGTACAGAATGTGCTTGGGTAGCATATAGCATGCAGACAAAACAATGGGGTTTTATTTTTGGATCAACAATTTATATTTCTGTATATTTGTTTAATATTAATAAATGGATTACAGAAGCTAAATCGTTCAAGAATAAAGTTCATCTAAATATATTTCATACAAGGAAGGTAAAATAATATGACAGCAAAAGCAGTACCAGCGGTAGGGGCAAATAAGCCAGGATCAGCAGCACGTTTTCTTGAGGTAGCAATGTCTCAAGTTGGTGTAGTAGAAGGTCCAAAAGATAATGAAACAGATTACGGCAAGTTCACAGGTCATGACGGACAAGCATGGTGTGGTTCTTTCATGATGTGGTGTGCAAAGCAAGCAGGAGTAACAATTCCAAATGTTGTTTATACTCCAGCAGGAGCAGATGCATTTAAAAAAGCTGGAACATGGACAGATGCTGATAAAGCAGATCCAAAACCAGGAGATTTAATTTTCTTTCATTTCTCAGCAGCAGCAAAGCCAACAGATTTAATTCAACACGTAGGTGTTGTTCTAAAGAATAACGGTGATGGAACAATCACAACTGTAGAAGGAAATACATCACCAGATCATAAGCCATCTGGAAGTCCTGATAATGGTGGAGAAGTTGCATCAAATATTCGTGGATATAAAGTTGGAAATAAAGCTGGAAAATGGGCAACTGTTGTTGGTTTCGGAAGACCAGCATACACTGCATAAAACTAATTAAGTAATCATTCTGGTATAATGGGCATGTAGACACATTCTACATGGAGGTCAATAATTGACCAGAAAGATTAAATTTATAATAGCAACTCTGTTTACCACAGGGTTGCTATTTCTTTTCCCGTCCAATAAAGCACATGCTGATGATACGGCGGTAGTTGATACAACTAGCCAACCAGTATTAGACCCATCAGTAAGTATAGAAAATAACAGCACTATAACAATTAACAGTGTACAAAATAAAATAGATTCAGCCACATCCACACTTCAATCTACAGCCCAAATAGATTCCGCAGCAATAATAAATTCTATACAAACAAATGTCCCTAATGCAGACACTCAAACAGCAGTTCAAATAGCAACAACGCAAGATCCAATTTCAACAGCAGTTCAAGATGCTACTTTAAAAATACAAATAGCAAATCAGGCTATAGATTCTGCCACATCTGCTATTAAAATTGTTAACTCTAATCAATTAGTTGTAGATTCTCAAACAGTAATAGTTTCTAATATTCAATTGCAAATAGATAGTGCTACCGCAAATGTAGATAGTACTACAACCACATTACAATCAGCACAAAATACATTATCGTCTGCTCCTTTATCAACAATTAATGTAACGGCTTCTGGAGTTATTGCAACAGTTTATCGTGCTCAAAATGGAGCATCACCATCGTTAAATAATTTAGGTAATCCCGTAGAAACTTTAGTAGTACCATCAATATCGTATAACTGGGGTAGTGGACAAATTCTTAACTCTGGTTTATCTGATCACGTTATAGTTGTTTTTAACGGACAAATAACAGTACCAAACACTACAGATATTTATTATGCTGTTTATTCAGATGACGGTTCAAAATTGTATATAAATGGACAATTGATTATAAACAACTGGAGAGATCAAGGTTTAACGTGGAGTCCTTACAGTCAACATTTTACAGTTACCCCAGGACAAACTCAAGATATTACTCTTTACTATTATGAAAATGGTGGCGGAGCGGGAGTTACAATGGGATGGGGATACAATAATATTTGGACATCTCCTACTTCAGTTAATTATAGCCATGTAACATCTACAACTTCAGCTCCAAATCCAGCTTTAGTTCAAGCAGTAACAGATGCTCAGAAAGCTTTAAATGATGCTCAAAATAATTTAAATACCACACAACAACAATTGTCTGAAGCAATAAATAATTTAGCAACAGCACAAAATAATCTTCAAATATCTTTACAAACTGCTAACGCTCTTGCGGATACTGCAACAGTAGCAGTTCAAACAGCAGTAACTGCTATGGATAATTCAGTGCAAGTTACAAATGATTACTATGCACAAATTGCAGCAGCAAAAGCAGCAACAGATGCCCTTGCTGCACAACAAGCAGCAGATAGACAAGCAGCACTAAAAGCAGCAGCGGATGCTGCTGCAGCCAAAGCCCAAGCAGATGCATTAGCAGCCCAACAGGCTGCAGATAAAGCAGCAGCAGATAAAGCAGCAGCGGATGCTGCTGCAGCTAAAGCACAGGCAGATGCCAAAGCAGCACAAGATGCTGCTGATGCTAAAGCCAAACAAGATGCTGCAGATGCTGCAGCAAAAGCTGCACAAGACGCTGCAAATGCTAAAGCAGAAGCAGATGCAAAATTAACTGCACAACAAGCAGCAGATCAAGCTGCAAAAGATGCACAAGCAAAAGCAACAGCAGATAAAGCAGCAGCGGACGCTGCAAAAGCTCAAGCAGATAAAGTTTTGCAAGACGCAATTGGAGTAAAACCAAATAATCCAGATCAACTTTCAGATACAGTAGTTAAAGAAGCTCCTGCCGAATTACTAGTTCCACATATTCAAGTAGATCTAAAAGGAGTAGAGAATGGTGGCATTCAATTCTTTGGTACTAAGAGTGCACCTCAAGTTGTTGGAGAAGATGGTAATCTTACACCACCAGCCCCACCTCCAGGATCTGGTTTACCAATACCTGCAGATGCAATCACTACTGCTGATACATTTATCGGACAACCAGGTGGTGCTAGTTTCAATGCTCCAGATGTTGCTGTCCCTGTTGTTTTAACACCAGTGACTGGTGCACTTGCTGCAGTACCTGGAGTACAAGCAATTAATCAAACATTTGTTGCAATGGCAAACATTGGAAACGATATGTCACCTGTAACAAGAAAGAAAGCTAAAAAAATCTTAGTAACTACAGTTGTCGTAGGACAAATAGTAGCACTTAGAAGGAGGTTCGGCAAATGAAATTAATTAAAGGTTTATTGTCAGACCTAGCCAATCAGATTTGGACTTT